GCCTAAAAATTACTAAGAATGTTCCCCACGATGGGCAGTCAATGGCTTTGCTAAGACTGGGTGATGTAGTTGAGTTTTGCGATGTTAAAGATAACTTGGTAATAGTTTACAAAGATGGTGAGTTCTTTAGAGTTAAGCGTAAAGACTTTGAGCCTTTAACTTCCTACAGCAAGAAAACTTTTGATGATCGTTTAAATATGATTTTAGAGCCATACAAACATCCAGATTTTGAGGTTTTGCGAGGATTAAAATTCAAGCAATTTATGGGAATTAGTGTGTAAATAAAAAAGCGATCGCCATCCAATTACCACAGGACAGCGATCGCTAAGTCAACAAACTAACAAAGGGTAAACACAAGGACGCATTCACATCTATTATTATCGCATATTTTGCAACTGTTCAATCAAAAGCAAATTACGAGCATTGTCATTAGCTGCTCTCTGCCTGTTATCCCTCACCTCACGCGATTCCGTTAGTACTGTAGGCTGTGCGGTGGGTTGAGCCGTGATTACAGTTGCTATGCCTTTACCCCATAGGTGATCAAGGTTAATCACTTTACCGCGCAAAATCATGTGGTTTGCTGGCAGATTATCAGCGATCGCCATTGATGGAAGTGCGAAAAGTAGAAAAGGGATTAGTAGGTATTTCATCACGTATTTACTCCTTTGAAAGCTCCAATAACAAATTGAAAATTACTAGGCACAAACGGATGCGCCATCGGTACAGGACGCAAAAGTCCAACTCGTTTACCGCCCAAATCTAACTCACAACGCACGTTATTAAATGATGCAAAATTGGATGGTAAACATTTGGGATCTTGAATCCATATCTTGATCGGTGTTTCCTCAACACTAGCGCCGATCGTCTCAAGTAGTTGCGGATTGGTTTCCCTTACCGCCCATCCCTCTATCATCGTTGTATCACTATCAATCACAGGATTACCAAGCGCGTTAGTAGTGCCAGTGCTTACGCTATTTCGCACCCAAAATCTGCAGTTATATTGGTAACTGCCATCGCTGTTTTTTGGCGCAAATGGGGGGACGAGGCTAGGGAGTAGCATGATGTCTCTCTTTCTTAAATCTTGGCGGATCGTAGCTTTCGCATAAATTCCGATACCGTTCCGCAGGTGTTTTTAGATGCGCCAATTCTGGAAAAGTATTCGGATGATGGCTGATAAATTTAGACTGAGTATCTCGCAAATGGTTATAAAACTCTATCTGATCAGGGGTCATTTGTCCCATGTTATTTACCTTTACTCAATAAATTGTGATTTAAGATTATCTGACAATTCCTTAAAAGCTTGTGTATCAACTCCTAATATTTCACATCCCTTGGAATAACTAATAAACTCTTTATAAACAGCAAAAGTTGTAAGCAGTTCTAACTCATCTCTACCAACAATTAAATGCTCTGCACTCTTATCCAGTAAAAGCATCACAGGAATTTGAAAGATTTTAGCAAGTTGAAAAAAGTGAATAGGTTTTAGATTCTCCTTTAAGCTTTTTAACTTTTGGATCAAATCTTCAATCGCGCTTTGTTCATCCGCAAAGTCAAAAAACTTAGCATTAAATTGAGACAAAGCTAAAGTCATCACATCTTCTGAAAAACTCAATAATGATGATCGTTTATCAAGCCATTGCAAAGCCTTGTAGACATTACCACTGCAATCTTTCGGATTGGTAAAGCGATACGGATCTAGATAAGCCTGCGCTACTTGTGCCAAAAACAAAGGTATTTCAGCGCACTGTAAGGATAAGTCCTCTAGTAATTCGCGTCCATCCATACTGTTATGCACCCATACAGACTCGTCTAGATTTGGGTGACACCAGCAATCACTAGAATCTTCATGTTCTCTGATGTCGTTCAAAGGAACTACATGGATTACAGACATTATTTACCCTTCAAATGCTTGCTTAACTCAATTTTAGCGCGTTCCTTGGTGCTTTGCGCCATACCTAAAAACCGTCGCGCTTCATTCGCATATGCAAAGTATCGCTTAGCCTCACCTGTCACCGATATTCGATAGCTCTTGCCATCGCTACTAATTACCGTTATCCCCTTACGCATCGCATCAGTACGGCGCAAAATTGTAAGGAACGCGCCGATCATTCGCTTATGTGCTACATACTTAGCTGATAGCGTTTTCCATGCCTCACCCGTATCAGGATCACCACCTTCTCGCAGTATGTTATCTTGCAAGTCTTTGACGTGTGATGCACTGACAGTCTTTATCACAGGCTCTATGTTTTGCAGTTTGGATAGGAGCTTAGCGGCGATCGGTGTTTGGGGTAGGGTAAATTTAAGCATGATGGCAACAAAAAAGCGCTTACGGTGTATTGTAAGCGCTTTTTTGTTGCTAGTTTAATGATTTTAAATACGCTTCATGCGCTGCTTTTTGATTAAGGTAGCGATTCATTCGCTTTTGAGATACTGGAGGTAATGGTTTCCATTTTACCTGTCCTGTAGCTATCAAAATTACAACCGTGTCATAGGTTTGCGCTTCTTTGACTGCGTCCAAATAAGATGAAAAAGTTTTATCGTTTACTGAATAATGCATGTCGTTCGCTCCTTTGTTTTCTTTCTGTACTAAAGATATCATCACTAAGTAAAAGATGACAAGCTATTTGTAATATTTGTTTACAATGTTTTTATTCCTTTGTAAAAAAAATGTTTACTTAACCCTACGAGCCGTTGTCATCTCGCCACCTGCGATAAGTGGCTGTGCATTTTGCACTTCATCAAAATAGCTGATGCAGTCGCCATGTTCAAAATTCACTGTCACAGCCACAACCTCAGTAAAGTAAAACTCAAAGCCGTCTGCTTGGCTACCGTTATACTCAAAGTTTTTGACATTAGGTGACAGACTTTTAGCCAGTGCGATCGCCGCTTTCTTGTCAGCTAGATCGGGGTGAGTTTCGCTATCCCATGCGTGCGCGAAGTAGCAGTTAATTTGTGTGAGCATTGTCGTTACCTTTGTTAGTTGGTTGAAAGAGGGGCGCTACTCCCTCTCGTTTGCGCGGGGTAGTTAAGCGGCTTTCTGTTCACGCTTTTCCAATAGCTCAGCGCGATCCATAGCCGATCTAATAGAGTTTTCTAGACGGGAAAAGGCAACATTAAAAGATCTGCCACATTGCTCTAAAGCCGTTTTGTTCATGCCAGCATCTTTAATGCGAGTAGCTTCCATCAAAGCCCTTTCGCTTTCACCGATACAAGCCCAAACCTCCCTAGAAGTCATGCAAGCGCTTAAATCATCAGCTTTGCGGGATAGGTTGTCGGTAACGATGTTTACTTGTGTTTTGGTTGCCTTAGTCATGGTCGTTTGCTCCTTTGTTTTCTTTCTGTACTAAAGATACCATCACTAAATAAAAGATGGCAAGCTATTTGTAATATTTGTTTACAAATAGCTACTTATCCTTTGCTTTTGGTTTACACCCATGCACTTCCCTGTATTTATCAGGATGTGCCAAGCGATAGCGTAAGTCATACTCAGCGCGAGTCATAGGCTCAGTACCTATAGTTTGACCTCCACGTTTGCGATCGCTAATAGTTACGGTTACGGTTTTTCCATCAGGTGTGAGACAACCACGCCTACAGCGATATTGTTTTGCACCTGATGGTTTTGTGCAGTTGAAACTCATTGGTTTGTGACAGTAGGGGCAATCTGGGTTGTTTTCTTGACTCATAACGATTCCGCAAACGCCTTGATAGCGCTCTCATTGTTTTTAATAAATTGCTTTAATAATTTGATTTCATTAAAAAGAGAACTCAAATGCTTGCTAGTCGCGACATTAACAGGATAAGACGGCATCCATACACATTCAAACCAGCATACAGAGCCATCAATCATCCCTAGTCCAACATTAGCGACAAACTTGTCGCCTTCTTTGTAAGCGCTTTGGATTGCGACCTTTGCGCTTGGATTATTGCCGATCATCGCTTCATTTTTACGCATGGCTTAGCAACTCCTTCAACTCGCTTACTGTTTCCAATGCGTACCAAACACCGCCGCTAGACTGCCATGAGTATTCGTAGCCCTCATCAGCCATGCGTACTGAGAGAATGTCTTCATCCCATAAATAAAAAATGTACTCTTCGCCGATCTTGCCATCAATATTGTCAGGATGTAGCTCGGCATAGCGTTGTAGGAACGCTTGGATCATGAATAGTGTTGCCATTATCGTTACCTTTGTTAGTTAATTGAATGAGGGGCGGTTAAGCCCCTGATGTGTGCGGGGGTGTGTCGGTTAGATTGCGTCTACTTCAGGGTTTGCTTCTGTTTGCCAAATATCAAAAATGGTTTCAATCTTAAAATCTGAATGCCAGTAATGTTTAAACAGACACTTTACGGAATCCTCAATATAATGAATTTCTACTTCATTTGTTTCGTTGTTGTACTTTGCGAACCCACTGCCAACAACCCCGTAGTCTCTTTTTACTACTGCATACCAATCTTGAAGTCTTGCGTTAATATGATTTACTACTGCGTTCATGGTCGTTTGCTCCTTTGCTGTTTTCTTTCTGTACTAAAGATAACATCACTAAATAAAAGATGTCAATAGGGTAAGCAAACTATTTTTAGATCGTAATATTCCGTTACATATACCCCGCATAATCCAACTCAAAAATAATGCTATCTAATAGCGGCGCTTGATCTGGCTTTGTCGATGGCGGTGGGAGCTGCTCGTATAAGTCTAGGAGCTTGGCAACTTTCGCCGCCGCCAATGACAAGCCCTCACTCAAGTTCGCTTCAGTAATTGGATCAAGCCCTGCTACGTTTCTATATGCGTTTATTTGGGTAAGGCTAAAGTTATCTAGGTTGCCATGATCTTTGAGTAGCACCCATGACTTAGCTCTAAAATCTACTTCTGAGTTAAGCATAGGTGTAAATGTATCTAACACCCTATGGCGATAAACCACGATCTCAACGCCTTGGTAAAGCACTGGATTACCGTCAATAATTGCAGGGAAACTCATGCCAGCATCTTCGTATGAGGGATCAGGCAACATCAAAATACTTGGCTGCACAATGTCGCCAAAATAGCGAATACCAATTAGATCAGGTATTGCCTCTAGTATTGCGGTGCGGAGTTGTATTGGCGTTTTCACGATGGCAACCGATAACGATTAATGGTAATATTGTAATTGCGATCGCTCCTAAGTCTGAGATTTACGCACCGTGTAGATTGTTGATGGCAGTGGATAAAGCGATCGTTAACCGAGAGTGGCAGAGTGGCGAAGCGACCCATAACGCAATTGGGTTTTACGTAGGTTCGAGTCCTACCTCTTGAGTTTTAATCCGTACAGTGACAAGGTTCGCGATCGCCGTAAACGTCAAGCAATGGCTGAGCGAGTATGTCTTTTAATGGGCGCTTGCCAAATGTGTGACCTGTTTTTTCTTCCTGTTCTAACCACCATTGCAAGTTTTCAGGCTCTAATTCGGCTTGTCTTTGCTGCTCAATATCACGATGATGGAAACAGAAACGACAGTTAGATATCTCTGGGAATTGCCATCCTTTATCAAGTCAATACTTTGCTACATCAAGCTTAGAGATGCCATACTCGTACATTGGAAACTGAGTGACGCGCCATTCAATTAAGCTATGTTGCTGTTGTCTGCGTCCTGTGAGCGAACAAGACTTAGGAAACTTTTAACTCTTTACGTTTAGCTTTGCGCCGATCCTGTTTGCGCTTCATAGCAGCGCGATAACCTTCTGGATCGTTCTCCTTCCACCGTGCAGTTAACTCCTTCTGGCTTTTAGCATTACCAGATTTAGGGCGATGTGCAGGGCGATTGCTGATAGTCTTTGTTACCGTTTTACCTTCAGATGTAAGGCAACCACGGCGGCAACGGTACACTTCAGCGCCGCTAATTTGCGTGCCATTAAAACTCATTGGTCTGTGACAATAGGGACAGTCAGGACGATGAGGCATTATCCAATCACCCTTTCGATTGCCTTGTTTACTTGCTTTGTCTTTTGTTACTTTTTAACAGTATTAGCGTTACCCGATCCTAACCACGGGGAGGTTACTGCTCAAGGATCAACCCTTATTATTACGCCTAGGGCAGGTAGGTTTGAATAGTTGTCCTCTATCATCCTTGTTATTACGCTCAGGGGAAGCAGGTTTAAATAGTTGTCCTCTACCAGTTAATTTCTTAACTTTCTATATAGTAACACCACATAAAAACAATTGTCAACTCTTAATTAATGGATGTTGCATAGGGTTAATTAAGTACAGTTTTAGCCACACAATGGGCGATCGCCTTTTGAGTTTTGACTAACTCTTTCTTAAGTTTATCCACTTTCTTGGTTCCAATCTTTGACCACTTAAGCTCATCAACTATCTCATTAATCCTAGCGGCGCGAATTTCGCCTAGTGTGGCGATGAGTAAAGTTTTGTCGATAAGTATGGGAGTATAACCCCATCGCTTCACGATCGCGGTATCACCTTTATACGGTGAATCATCAGGCATTAAATCAATGGTCACTATAATCGTATCTGCAAACACCATCTCAGTAGCTTTGCTTTGCGAATACTGGAAAAAGAAAAGATTCTCATCACCATCTTTAAACTTTGGGGATTGATTAAAATACTCGTTCAACCCGTCAACAATGCCATCACGAATAGGCTTAAAAGCATTGGCTAACCCGTCGCTATCCATAGGCACATTACGAGCCGCAAACTTATGCAAGCTAATCCTAAGCTGTGATTTTCTGTCCCAATTGAAAAAGGTTTTAGCTTTTCCTGATTCCCTTTGTTGCTTCTTTTCCGCTTGATGCAGTATCCACAATCCGCGCCCGTTAGCGCTGTTTTCTGGTACTGCATCGATGGGGTATTGGATTTTTAATGTCATAGCATTTTTTGTGTTACCTAAAGGTATTCTCCAAGTTTTTTGCAAACCTCTCTGAAACTCTAGCCAGATTTTCATTAAACTCAGCGCGGTTTAATTCAATTTTGGGCTTGCAGTATCCATTATCAAAATGTTCACAAGCTTGACATACTTTTTTGGGGACATTGAAGGTATTAGGTTTTGAGCTTTCAGGATATATGCCAGAAAAATTTTTAATCCGACATACCGTAGAAGCGCCCTTAATCAATACCTTTAAGCCATCTTTGCTAATGATAGGCTCACCAGATCCAAGAGTAAGGACAGGCTTTTTATTGCCTAATTTGAAAACCCATATGTTTCGCATCCATCGGATTCTGCCAAAATCAAAAATGTCATTCATAATCTAAAACTCGCAATCATCAAAAGGTACATAGTCATCAAAATAATCGTCATCATATTTCGGGCGGCGCAAATCTTTAATCTTTGCTTTTAGGATTGCGACTACTGAGTAAAACCAAATCTGTAAACGTTGCCAGAAATCAGGGGTAATGCTTACGCAATCATTAGCGTCAACATATTCGCCAAGTTCATCCAAAAATAAAAGCGTTTTACCATAGCCCCATGAGCTATCAGCGCCATAGAGTTCAGCTTCTGTTGTGCATTCAGAGCAGTGGTATACATTGCCTTGATATAGGTAATAGTCGTTAGTGTTATTCATGGGTTCTTGTTTGGTTTTGATTACGGTACAGTGTGATCGCATCACGCATAGTTTTAGCTTTTGTCCCTTCAGGGAGTGATTTGTACCACTCCTCTGTTTCTTTGGTTACGCCCAAAACCACTTTGATAAATACAAGTGAATCGGGTTTAGTTGTGCCTTTAGGTCTGCCAGCAGATGATCGAGTTTTTGATGTTTGTTTAGTCATTAGTTATATTCCTTGGTTTATAGAAAGGGATTTTCTATCCCCTCTATTTTTGTTAGCGACACAAACGAGCATAAGAGCCTTGCCATTTGTTAAGCCAATCACCAGCTTCGCCAGATGTATTAGCACCATCAGCCCAAATTTTAAATACTAGCTTCAAGATTTGAAATCCAGTCAATGAATGAATTTCTTTCTCAATCTCAACACTAGCTCTACCCGTTTGGATATACCAGTGAATACCGTACCAAATTGCATCAAACGCGATCGCTTGCTGTTGTGAGTAAATCCCGTCTTCTTGCATAGAACGGATGTTAGAAGTAAACAACGTATCAATTACGTTTCTTTTTACTCTCGTAGTGTAATTGCAAAAAAAAAGAAATTCTTGAGCGTATTCAGCGACTACAGAAAATTTAGTGGTAGACATAACGGGCGGCTCCAGAAAAGGTGTTGAATTAAATATACTACTAAGAATTATATTTTGTCAACCACTAAATAATAAATACTTCACACATCACACTCAACCCCAAACACAGCAAAGCGATCGCCTATGACAGCGATCTGATGAGTGAGGGATAAAAAGTAGCGGCTTCTTATGCCCCTATGCTAGTAGCAGGAGATTGTGAAGCGCGGGTGTATTTGCTTACTCGTTTCCTTAAACGCATACGGCGCAATGATTTAGACTCAAGATCATAGATATTAGTTTTAGCCTGATAGAGAGTGCGATCGCCATCAAATCTCATGTAATGCTTCTCACCTAAATTATGGGTTAACCAAAATTCAGGACTGGTTATAGCGTCATTGCAAGGTTCACACACCTGATAACGTTTAATACCTTTGAGATGCTTACGCACGGTTTGAGGGGTACGACTGACTAAATCAGCTACTAAATCTTGAGAGACACCGTATGGAACAAATAAGCGATGAACGAGTAGAAATCTGCCTTTAATTTTTAAACCCTTGACACCCGAAAGCATAATTGTAGATGCGTGCTTAAAAATATTCTGGGATTTCTTGACGTGCTTTGCTAATTTCTTGCCTTTATATTTTTTGTTATTCTCCTTAGTTTCTCGTTTTGCAGCATGAAATGACGCTTCCTGCTTTTGCGCTGTAGTAGCTATTACTACTTGCGATCGCACTTGGTTAGGCATATCTACAGAATCCATCTCAAAGATCGCGCCCAAATTGCTAATATTTAGCTTTGAGCAGACTTTCTTGAGTGAAGTATAGATAAGCCTAGCGCCATCGCCTTTAATCTCCAGTAGCCAAAAAAGCCCCAGATTATACGCTAATCTAAGGGCTTTTTTAATTGTGGCAATACTGCGATTAAATGTACGTGCAAGCATTGGTAAATCCAAGCTAACCTTGCCAGCGCCTTTCCCTGCTTCACCTGATTGGTATTTAGGTGTGTGGCTTTGCTTATCATGTGAACGCACAAAAAGATATAGCATCTTCACCAAATGAGGGATTCTCCAACATTGGGCAAAACTGCTATAAATTTCTACGGTTCTGTGATAAACTTGACTCATTCGACTGGTTGGTTCAGTTTGGATCTCCGCGCACCCTTTCGAGTAACGTTAGCTGATGGAGTGATGAACATCTTCTAACTAGCGGTGAAGCTATATTATCACGAAAGCCCTGAAAATTATTTTTTTCAGGGCTTTCGTGTGTTAAACTTTAATCATTGGTTTGCAAGGCTTGCGTCCACTGGGCGTTAAAGAGATTGCAAACCATGTCACCTCCTAAAAAGAGTTGTTTTGTAGGTGGAATACAGGGGAGTCGAACTTTTTAGTAGTTAGATGAGAAGCCCTAGCTAGTACCAAACGTACCCACCGATTGAAAAATCAAATGCTTGGATAGTTTTGACGGACGCGCCAAGTATTTAAAGAGTCATTAAAAACATAAAGCCCTTTTATTGTGTAATAGAAGGGCTTTATGTTTTTGTTTTAAATTATTTTTCGTTGTGGTCCACCATTATTTCTAGATATATAAAGGGTTTCAAGCTTTTTAGTGTCAAAAAAATGGCTTGGTTAGGACCACTGTATTTTATAGCTCCATACTGCAATAATAAAAGTGCAAACCCACACAGAACCACTGCCATGAAAATGAAACCGCCAAAGCCAAAAGGTAAGCCAAAGCCTAAGCCTTATAAGTAGCCAACAAAAAGAGAAAGCGATCGCATTTTGATCGCTTTCTCTTTTTGTTGTGGTTAGGGTTTATTCAATAGGTTGTAGCGACAACAAAAAATCTTCAGAAAAAGCCTCGCCTTTGTATTTTTCTATAGCACTTGGTAGCCAGTGCTTATTCCACTGCTCAATATTGTTTAGATCGTTGCGTCTTGCGATTGCATCATCAAGGTTAGAGAAAAGCATTTTATCAAAGCCTCTTAACCTTGAGAAGCAAATGTATGGATAGGTTTCGGTGCTATTTGAATTAGTGACAATGTGCCACTGAAACGGATGATTTGACATTGTAGTTACTCCTTTGTTAATTAATCCAATTAGCGATCGCCGCCTCACGTTCTTGAGTCCAGTAGTACCGCGCTCTGTACCATGCAAATAACTCTTGGCTACCTTTATCGCGATTACAGGGCAGGCAGGCGGGTAATAAATTGCTTGCCACTGTTTCGCCACCTTTCGCCTTGGGTTTTGCGTGATCTAGTGATTGTGCGGGCGCATGACAGTACACACACTTGTAGTTAAAATTCTGATAAATCCCCTCTCGAAAACTTCTGATTATCTGCTTTTTTCTGGCAAAATCCAAAGTATTTAGCATGTGGTTTTAGAGGGTAGGTTTTATTGATTTTAGCTTGTTAATCAGCCAATCTCGCAAATCGACAAGCAATGGCGCGACTATCGACATACTCAAGCTTTGCGCTGTGAATGATTGATGTTGCTGGAATATCGGTATAAGCGACTTCTTGGAATTTAAAAATCTCTCTAGTATTTCTAAAAATTTCTTTAACGGATTCTAGATTGTAGGATGCGTAGTATTCAGGATAATTTAAGCGATCGCCTGTGACTTTGTAGTACTTGATTTTCATCGTGATTACTCCTTAATTACTTACTCTTGTTTACCTTCAACAAACAGCGCACAACGCCGCCTTTTAAACTGCCATCGCTCGCAAACCTTACAGAATGATTGCGGATTACGCTTGAGATAAGCTTCGCTGTATTGCGTGTAATTAGGGGCGCGACATTTGGCGATCTGGGATTGGTTAGTTGCTATGGTATTTACGCTTTAATCTAGCAGCTTGGTTTTTAGCGCGGATATTAGCGTCGCAAATGTCACAAACATCTTTTGAGATATTCCACTGACAGCGAGGCTTTAGCTTTTCAGCGCACCAAACGATATCTTGAGTGGTTTCATTACTAGGGCTGCGATCATGGTTTTGATACTGATATAGCTCAACTGTGATGTAGTCCAAGTCAATTGCATACGAACTAGGGTTGAATGTATGCAATTGACTTTGTTGTACTAGTAACGAGATTTCTGGATACGAGATTTCTGGATATTGCATATAAGCAGCCTAAGCAGCCTTTACATATTGACGATCGCGGACAGTGACAGCGCCATTAGCTAAAAGCTTGTCAACAATTGAGCGGCGAACTTTCATGGGTGAGCCAGAATCATTAAGGATTAACTGGCTTTGAGCGTTATAGAGATTAAGGTAAGAACCGCCGATCCGACCGCCTTGATTGATTACTTCTAATACATATTCGTACATCGCTTTGTTTTCCTTTGTTTACCAAGTTAATTTCTGTATCTAAGTTACTACTATAAATTGTAATAGTCAATATATAAACGATTAGTGTTTTGACTGCTTTAAACACAACACTATAAGCAAAAGCTATATAATTTGTAACAGCTATAGATTATAATACAAGCAGTTTACGGACAAGGAGATGATACTAAGGCTTAAGGAACTAAGAGAGCGTAACGGATTAACTCAAGTACAACTATCTGAATCAACCAAAATCGGAGTGCAAAACATTGCCAAGATGGAACAAGGACGATCCGAATTCTTTCGTCGCAAGCACATTGATATTTTTTGCAGTGCGCTTAATTGTAGTGCTGGTGAACTTATAGAGGCGGAAAAGATTAAATTATGAGTGACACAGAAAAACAACCCACACCGCAAACCCGTATACCGATCGTTGTCACGTCGCAACGTGTAGAAGATCGGTATAGAGTGGATGCATCAAAGACTAAGGCTAAAGATATGGGTGCTAGTTCTAGGATTTTGAGGTTGTTTGAGTAAAATTACAAGGCAAAACAATGTATAGATTTTTAACTAACTTTCGATGGATTCGCAAATCAGCAGGAAAGAATTGGAGGCTTTTGGATTCTTCTTTTTTGGTTGATGGCAGTAAGCCTACTTGGTACAACTGGGATATTGTTGCAGCAGATCCTACCATGATGAAAATGATCAATGTTGGATATATCACCATTTTGAAGAGTGAGAGTTATTGATGACGCTAGTTGATTGGGAGATACAGCACAGATGCGGCGATCGCTCTTACGTTCCGCAATGGTGGAATTTAAAGGCATTGGCTTATAAATACTTTGTGCCATGCCCTAAAAATCCAATGATTGCACCATACGATCCAAGCTTAGTTAATGCTGCTAGCTATGATTTGGAGTTGGGCGACACATTAAAAATCGCTAGAATTGTCGAATACAAGACTGAGTATTTTGCTGTCAATGGCGTTACTCACTCAATGCGAGTCCCTCTAAAGCCTACGGAATGGATAGACATTGATTTATCAACTGGCTTTGAATATTGGATGCAAGATAACGATTTTATCTTGAGTGAAACAGAGCCGATCTTTCACATTCCCAGAAATGTATCCGCACAATTTGCACTCAAATCGTCAAGAGGTAGAGAAGGTTACGAACATGCATTAGCAGGATACATAGATCCCGCTTGGCATGACAGTAAGCTGACTGTTGAGCTTCACAAGATTAATCCTAATCCTGTGGTTTTGTACAAAGGCTTAAAGATTGGTCAAATCATTTTCACTAAAACTAATTCACAGCCGATCCATGCCTATGATGTGCGTGGTAGATATAACAAAGACAGTCAAGTACAGGTGAGTAAGGGATGAGCAAATGGACGTATCGAATCTCAAAGCAAACTCTCGCAAACGGTGATGAGGTGTTTGCTATTCGTGAATTTTATCCCAATAGCAAGGGAGAGTTAACAAGCTGGAGTGCTAACGAGATTACGCCTGTGGGTTTGACGCTGGAGGATCTAAAAGGTGAGTTAGCGCTGATTATGCAATGTTTGGATAAGGAAGTGATTGATATTGGAGGTGAAGATAATGGCACAGGACGAGTGGCTTAACATTGGACTATGCGGCGCACATGGCACAGGCAAAACGACATTAGCGATCGCTTTGTCGCAAAAGCTAGGGATTCCGTATATTCCCATTGATGCGAGTGAAGTATTTACAGATCATGGTTTTCACCCGTCCGATAAGCTTGATATTCGCACTCGCTTATTTTTGCAACAAAAGATTTTAGAGAAAGCTGAGAATATCTGGTTTGATGTTGATGAGCCTAGTTTTATCTGCGATCGCACACCTCTTGATATGGCTGCTTATTTGCTTGCTGATGTTGGCAATGGTGAGTTAGATAAGCGCACTCAAATTGAGATTATGGACTATTTGCAAGATTGCTTTAATGTCACGATTCAGTTTTTTGACAAAATTGTATTAGTCCCTCCTGCGATCGCTTTTGTTGAGCGTGAGTACAAAGCGGCGATCAATCAGCCGTTAATCTTTAAGCTTCACGCTTTGCTTTTAGGAATGCTTAACACTTTGGATGTGTCTTACAAGGTGTTGCCACAAGACTGCTTAGAGATAAGCGATCGCGTCCAGTTTGTTGAAGATTTTATGAGAGAGTAACTATGTTTCAGCCACAAGCCAAAATTATCGCTGATTCCGTTAATCCTTGCGGCGATCGCTTAACTACTTTTGTATTAACCTATCACCGTCTAGTGCATAGTGAATTTCTCACACATAGAATGCTAAGCAAGAATAGCTCTAGCAGCCGTGCGATACCAGTAGAAAAGATGATCGCTAAAGTTATTGAAGACAATGTATTCCCACTAGAATTTGGCAAAAATCAAAAGGGGATGACTGCAAAAGAATCCGTAGATGATGCAGCGATCGCCGCATCTATGAAGACATGGCAAAAAGCGCGGCTAGATGCTATTGACCACGCATGGGCATTACATAAACAAGGTGTTCACAAACAAGTCGTAAATCGCCTATTAGAGCCATTCTCTAGCATTACCGTAATCTGCACTGCTACCGAGTATCAAAACTTCTTTGCTCAGCGTTGCCATCCTGATGCTCAGCCTGAAATACAAGCTTTGGCGATCGCCATGCGTGAAGCCTATGAAGCAAGCGAACCAGACCAATTAGAAGACGGAGACTGGCATATACCATTTTTGGGTGAAGACGAAAAAAACGATGATGGAGAATTTGTTGCTAGTGAAGCTGAATTGCAATGGCATAAAAACTTGATTGGCAAGGTCACAGACAATGATTTTATCAAAATCGCAACTGGGCGGTGTGCTAGAGTTTCCTATCTCAATCATGATGGCATTCGCAACATTCAAGACGATATCAAACTGCATGATCGCCTACTTAGCTCTAAACCACCGCACCTATCACCATTTGAGCATTGTGCTATGGCATTAGGTGAGAGCGAGGCAAGAGCTAACTTTGTTGGCTTTGAGTCATATCGGTATCAGTTAGAGCATAACTACGAACCGACAGAAGCAGAAATAGCTATTTTGTCCGCTACTGAAGAAGAGATTTTGCAAATGCAAAGTAGATTTAAAGATATTTCAATTGAAACATTACCAAGGCGCAAAAGATGAAAAAATCTGAACTAAGAGAAGGCGCTAGAGTGTTTGTCGCTAATGTTGTTTATATTCAGCAAACACGGATTGATCAAGTAACTCAAGGTAAAAGGCTAGGGATTATTTTTGATGCTAACGTGATTACGCAAGATCGCGTTAGCAAGATACTTGTTAAATTTGATGATTGCGAAAAACCTCAACTAGTAGTTTTGCAAAGGTTGCGATTAGAAAAAACAATGGAGCATAACAATGACTAATGAAGAAATTAATCTTGCTGTTGCCTTGATCTCAGGATGAACACAGATTGAGCGGTATGGCTTTATAGGGTAAAATAAAAACACCGTAGATGTACGAGAAATATTTATGTATGGGATAGAAACTGAAGACAAAACTACAGCTTTAGCTAGTGCGCTTAGTTACTGGATTTTTCGCTGTAGGGATAAGGCTAAAAGCCCTGCGATGGGACTTAAAACATGGGAATACTTTCAGAGCAGTATCCAAAATGCTGCTATTCCCTCAAGAAGTATTGACGATTACATTGAGAATCTAGCCAAAAAACTAATCGTTGCACACCTCAATCCAAAAGAATGGACTCGCATAATTGCGCCTAATCAGGTGATTTTACGCGCTTCTCTTAATCCTGATGGCAGCATGGGAGACATTCAGCAAATTGATAGCGATCAACATTTGCAGTGGCTAGGATGGCAAGACATTCTCAATTCGCTTAAGCCTGAAGGAATAGGCGATCGCCATATTCTCAATTTGTGCAAATCAAAACCGCATATTATTACTACCTATTGTCGCGTTCGATTTGAATGCGATCGCGCTTTGAATATTCCCGATGAACCAGAAAACACTCTAGATGTAGAGGCTAACAATGCTTAATTACAATCCCCACGATCGCCATAATATCAAGCTACATTTGCAGATTACTTTGCTACAGCCACTCTCACATATCAGTGAATCGGTAGGCAATCAGACGAATTTACGCACGATGAAAGTGACAGACTTAGAGGGGAATCCCTCTGAGGTGTTTTGCCTATCTGGCAACTCCCTACGCAATCGTATTTTAAGGCGATGCGGTATTGATTCCTTCCTATCTCAAATCGGTGTACAAGTATCGCCAACGATGCACCATGCTTTATTTTGTGGCGGCGCGATTGATGGAGGCACGGGCAACGATTTGGATTTGGATAAAAAGATCCGTCAGCTTTTGCCATGCCTATCAGTACTAGGAACTGCAAAACCAAAAGGCTTGTTTGGTGTTGGTGATGCTCAGATGGTGCATGGTCGGATCGCCGTTGGTGATGCGTATCTTGCCTGTGTAGAGAGCGCTGAATACATCTATCGACAATTTCCACCTGCGTTACCCATTGATGTTATTTCGGCGTTAGAGCAGATCGTTGATGGCAAGGATTTACAGCACTCGCAACGGGTTAATCAATGGCTAGGGATTGATACTAAAGTCAATCAATACGATCTCAAGGCTTTGCTTGATGAGTGGCTCCCATACTTAGGTGAGAAGTTGCGATATTACTCCGATTGGCTTACCTACAGCCAAAAAACGCGGCGCGATTCTCTTCACGATCCTAACTTTGCTAAGCACTTGATTGGTGCTAGTCCACAGCCAAAAATCGGACAGGGCGATCTTTTTGTAGTAGCTGATGATTCCCCCAAAAAGAAGCCAGAAAAAGAGAAATCGCAACAAATGATCATGGGTAATTGGCTACTCCAAACAGGTGCTACCTTATACAGCTATTGGAGCGCAAACGTCACCAGAATCGAAGAAGGATTTATTGCTGATGCGTTACTCAAGTTTGCTGAATCGCCATATTTAGGCGGTCAATCTGGAACAGGTTGCGGATTATGCTCTATGCAATTTTGGTTTGAGACTGCTGACGGTGATCGCGGCGAGTTTATGACAATTACACCTCACGCGCAAAAACTAAGCGATCGCGCTTCTGAATCTCATGCAAGGTATAAAGAATATCTTGAAGATTACAAAGGGTTTCTAGCTGATTCCAAGAGCGATATCAGGAGTTTACTTAATGGGTAGTACAAACTATTTTAATTTATGTATTGCATAAATTAAAATAGTTTGCTATATTGATATTCATGAGGCAAGGGCAGCCACCCAAACCTCACTCAAACCCACTAACACAAAGCCATGAACACCAGCCAAATCGCACAAATCGCAACCTCACTCAATGTCTCCCCAAACCAAATCAAAAGAGCCGAAGAATGGGCAAACGTTTTGTTCGTTGTGGTTGTTGGCAAGGGCTCTCGATTCGTATCCAAAAAGGTATTAAAAATGGAAATGACCCAAATGACCCGTTCGCAATTAGCCAAGAAGATCGCTGCCGATCTAGATTGTACTACCAAAATCTGGGAAAAAGGCGGCAAAGTCCGAGTTTATCTTTCCCATCGCGGCAAAGATTACGGATTTGTTGAAATCACCGCTAAGGGCGTAGAATTTGCGCTCACGGGCTATGCAAATAACGCTTATGGCTCCGATATCCGCAATTCGGCTGAGGGCATTGAAATCAACGAACCATCAGCAGTTGTAGGCGATGTCCGCCGCCTTACCAGTGAAGAAGCCGACCAACTAGCGGCAATGTCTCGCGGCAAAGCTAACGACACCGAACGCGCTCTAAATGCCATGTATGGCAGAGGCGGATGGGATCATTGGGATCGTGAAGATTACGAAGGTTAGAGACGAAGCGCCGCCCGTAGCGTCTAATACGGATAGTAAATATTATTCAAACAAAAAAAATGAAAAGCTATCAAGAAGTACAGACTGAAGCAATTGCAATCTATGGATCTAATATTGCAGTTTTGCCAAAAGGTAGAAATGTTTTTGCATCCCGCGCCCAAGCATTCCTTTCATATTTAGGAGAGATCCAAGATGGTGAAGGGCATTCATATTTAATCTATAAAAAATAATGCCAGACCCTACCCCTCGCAATCCCAAAGGGGCAGGGCGCAAGCCTAGCCCCGACGAACCGAAACCCACCCAGAGTTTTCGCTCCGATCCAGACATCAAAACCTATCTTGCCACCATCCCTACAGGCGAAAAAACCAGAATCATCAATCAAGCAATCAGAGAGTATATATTGAGGCAAAACCAATCACATGATTAATCTTCAAATAATCGCGCACATGGCAACGCCTCTCTTTGCCTATGATGATTGGTCGCCTAGCTTTGATGCTCTCATTGAATATCAATTGCTCGACTCACTAGGATTGATAGAGCCTAATCCCACAGAGGCAAGCATTATTAAAAATCTGCCATTGCTATTTGAGCAAATGCCGATCGCCCGAAAGATGCTAAATGGTGAATGGTATTGGGCGGTAAGCTCACCTCATTACATTGAAAATCATCAGCAAATTTCGCAATATGTAAAGCGCTGGGATAAGCAAGAATTACACCTTGATTTAAAAGGGAAACGCGGTAAATTTAGTGGTAGTGAAGGGCATTTTAAAGCTTATAAACTACCTAAATACAACCGCGAAATGCAGACTATCCACTGGTTTTGTATTGGCGATGCAAATAAGATTAGTCAACTGATTCTAAATGTTTCGCACCTTGGCAAGAAGCGATCGCAAGGGTGCGGACAAGTCCATAAATGGGAGGTGCTACCGTTTGAGCATGATTGGCATTTGTGGCGCGGCGATAGTTTAGCCAGACCTATACCAGTTGGGATGATTGAGCCGCCTCAAGCTATTAATATGATGAACTGGGGATGGCGACCGCCTACATGGTTGGCTGCTAATAAATCTATGTGCTATATGCCAACGGACAACGTATGTCGATAACTTTTGGTAGTGGACTAAATGCTAGATGGCTAACACGTAAACGCGACAATGCGATCGCCCTAATTACTGAATGGTTAAAGCTTTGCGATTATCAAGTTTACGGCTCTATTTCGGGCGGCAAAGATTCGCTAGTTATGGCGCATCTGATTAGAGAAGTTTATCCAGATTGTCCGTTTCTATGGGTAAATCAAGGACATTTAGCCGAATGGGATGATTGCGTAGAATTGCTTTATTACCTACGAGATGAACTCAAATGGAACATCATAGAACTATGCCCACCATTGGGATTGATGCAGCTTTACCGCAAATTAGGTATGAGTTTTGATGGTCAGTTCAATGCTCTTGATAAAAAACAATGTCATGAACTTTTGCTATATCCGCTAAATGAATGGGCGGAAATGCATAACGCAAAAGGCTATGCATGGGGACTAAGGCAAGAGTCTAGAGGGCGCAAAGAATATTTGCGGTCTAACGGTTTGCTTTACACAAAGAAAGATGGAATCGTTATTTGCTCTCCTATTGGCTTTTGGAAAACTGAGGATATTTGGCATTACATAGATTGGCAAAAGCTACCCTATGCCACTATTTACGATGTCGAAGGGCGCATGACTTTCCGTAATGGATGCCCTATCGATACAGCGCTTTCTAACTGGGGGCGTATGGCACACCTAAGAAAGAATTACCCCAAGATTTATTTTGAATTTGCTGAGCTATTTCCAGAGGTAAAAAACTATGCTTAATTTTGACGATATCTCTATTGTGATTCGTACCGTATCAGCACATAGAATGCACTTACTGCAAAGATTGCAACAACAATTGAAGCCTCTTGATTTTGTCATTTCTGATAGGTCGGACAGACAAAACACCTATGCTGATGATTGGTTTAATGCAATGCGTAAAGGTCAAGATCAATCTAAAAAATGGCTAATCCATCTAGAAGATGACGCTTTTCTGTCACCTGATTGGAAGGTAAGCGTATTAAACCTTTTAAATCAAATCCCTTTAGATATTAAGGTCTGTTCGTTTTATTCTGGGAAAAGAATGAAGCAAGAATTTGAACATTTATCTAAACCACATTGGGAATACTTGCGTGGATCGTCTTTCTTTATGCACCAATGCACGACTTGGAAAATGGAGTACGTTGATTATTTTGTTGATGGAATAAAAAGCCAATGGGCTTCACATCCTGAATACAGAAAAATTGATTTTATTGATCAAGCCTTAATGGATTTTATGGTACAAAAAAAAGAAAAGTTTGCGCGAGTTTTCCCTAGTTTAGTCCAACACACAGGCGACAAAAGTTTGATTGGTCATGCAAACAGTAAAAGTCGTCAATCATCTAGTTTCACCTATTTTTATGGAGATACACCTTAATGCCATTCATTAAAAAAGGAACATTGCTAGAAGATTGGCAGACAGCTAATCCTATAACTTTATTAGGCGATTTAGAATTGCCAGAATTGCCATCACTAAATAATTTTATTCAAAAAGAATATGGCGATCGCAACGGTGTAAAAGCAATCAATTACAACCGCAAAGACAAGAGCGCTCCTTATTTTGTTTGTTGCCGTGGCGCATGGAGAATGCACACAGATCCAGGGTACAACCGATATGCACATCATGTAGTTTTAATGACTTGTAATGCAAAACTAACGGGCTATGCCGATAATTATGTTGTTAGAGTAGGACAAGCTTTAATTATTGATTCTCATTCTCCCCACGCTTTAATGTCAATCGATCCTACTGAAGAAACATTTTTTTTATCTTTAGCTCAAGATTTAACAGAAAAAAATACTAATTTCATTAAAACAATTGACATTGAGAAATATTTAAATGAAATCAAATAACTGCTATCTTTGCGCCGCCCCTAACGCGACAAAACCTTTAGCCCTTAAGAACACCTTTACAAGTCATAATGCCGCTAGATGTCCTGATTCTAAGTATCTATGCGATCGCTGTGCATGGTGTATTCCGTTAAGGGCTTTTTATTGGAATGAAACCAAGGGTAAGTACAGCGCGATCTATTCCCGCAACTGGTCATGGTTACTTTCTGCTAATGATGCTTACGGCTCTTATCCTAAATTTGGTAATCAACATACTGAAGGGAAAGACACGCTAGAGATAGTTGATCGCCTTCCTACTCGCTCTCAAATTAGGGCATGGTTGCTTGATCCACCAAAGCCGCCCTTCACTATTTGCATTGCCGAATCAGGGCAAAAGCATATATTACCGTGGGCACTAGAAGCCAATAATCGCGATTATTTTCCAGTGCAATTTGAGCTTGATACTTTGCACATTTATCGATCTGCTTTTACCCATTTGCTCACACGATATGAAGAGCTTATGGCTATGGGATTTAGCAAAACTGAAATCAATAGCGGTAACTATCGAAGCGACAAATTAGCTAAGTGCATCAGTGAATATGCATCATGTGAGGCTGTGATTGCTGCTAAACGTGGTAATCGGTTGCTGGATTTGGTAAGCTATGTCGCAAAAGTATCAGAGTAAGATATGGCAGACAGTAAACATGAAAAACTGTATATTTTGCAAGAAAGAATTTGATGAAGCTAAAACAAAACGGCTTTGCTGTACTAGATCATGTGCAGCAAAGTTTTCCACAGAAAAGAAAGGCGGATCAGCATGGAAACAAGAAGAGATCGAATATCTTGAAGATAATCTTGGTGTTTTACCTTTTCCTGTATTGGTTAAATCCTTTAAGAAATGGTCTAAAAAACAAGGCTACTCAGAACGGACAGATACTGCGATAGAAGTTCAAATCCATCGCATGACATCTAACTCGCCCTTAAGCCGCAAATGCACTGAAGACAATTTTACTGTGTACGAACTGTCGAGAGGGTTAGGCTTATCAATGGATCGGGTTCGCTTATTTGTCCGCAATGGGAAATTGCAACCCCGCAAAATTGCCAGAAATCAGAATGCAGTTAAACGTAAAGACGCGATCGCCTTGGTACTAAACAATCCATCGTATTTTGCTAACTGCGATCGCGATAATCTGTTTTGGCTATTGGAAGATAACAAACTGGTTGAGAAAGTGAAAAGTGTGGAACCATCAACTAGAGGTTTTCGCCGTGCTGTACGTTGTTATGCTCCTGATGGAATTAGAGAATATTCAGGCGTAAAAGAAGCAGCTAGGGCTAATTTTGTTACGCATAACTGTATATCCCAAGCGATCGCTAGGGGTGGCAAAAGCGCTGGTATAAAATGGGAATGGGTGGAGTGATTATTGCTAAACTATTAGCAAAATTACACTCACAAAATTATGGCAGCTAAAAAAGATCCGCGCCTTGCTAAAGCTGGAGTTGATGGCTATAACAAACCAAAGCGCACTCCTAAGCATCCTACTAAGTCTCATGTAGTTGTCGCTAAAGAAGGTACAGAAGTGAAATTAATTCGTTTTGGTGAACAAAGTGCAGAGACAGCAGGGAAACCCAAAGAAGGTGAATCTGAAGCGATGAAAGCTAAACGAGAAGCATTTAAAGCGCGTCATGCCAAGAATATCGCTAAAGGTAAGATGAGTGCAGCTTGGTGGTCTTCGGTTACGAAATGGTGATCAAAAAAAAGGAGTTATTACGGATTGTAATAACTCCTTTTTTTTGATTCTGGTAATGCACTGAAAGCTATATGTATTAACAGATTGAGGCGAAAAAGTGGTAAAATATTAGAAGCGAATCGCAAGGTTTGAAGGTGCGATCGCTGAATCCACATTACCTAAACATGGTAGATAACATGGCTAAAGATATTATTACATTAGATCGTAACGGAGTTCAGGTTGAGATCGAAGGGATCAAGGTTGACTTACCTATCAAAGCTATAAGGGATCTCCCTTTGGCTGGGGATGTCTATTTGATTAAATGCTGTCAGTTTTACAAAATTGGCGCGTCTGCACAGATTAAAAAGAGGATCGCCGCTATCCAGTCTATCGTCCCGTTTGATGTTCAGATCATTGATTCTTTTCTTTCGTGTGATGTTTTCCAAGACGAGAAAAAGATACATCGTTTATGTTCTGAGTTTAATGTCAAAAATGAGTGGTTTCTTTTGCCAGATTCTTTTGTTAAAAATAGGGCAAGATGGTTTAAACCGTCTGTATCTCCAATCCCACAAATCAAACAAGGGATCGCCAAATATATGAAAGCGGTTGACGATGAAAGCGGCGTTTTCTCAGAGCTAACAGGAAGTTTAATTTATAGACCTAAGCCCGACAAAGAACTCATGAGAAATTGTTTTTTACTAAACACTGAGATTAGTACTCAGATTATTGCGGCTCATTTCAATGTTGATGTAGCCGAAGTCCATAACAATCGCTATCGTGGCTTGTATCGCAAAAACGCAACTCAACTCAGAGAAGAAGCAGGGCTTAAAAAGTCTGAGACTCCTCTGGATCGCCTATCTGCTTATGACTTGAATTTAAACAGCTTGGCTAACCAAATGGCTTTGATGTCTGGTGATTCTGGTAAGGTGTTAGATGCGGCGATCGGGTTGCGTCAATTGCATGAGCAAACTGTCGGCAAACCATTAGAGCCAACATGGGAAGAAAAGCATTTAAGACCTAATCAAGCTAAAGCGATCGCCTATTCCCCTGAATACCAAACTGAGCTACCAGTAAGCTAAAATCATTCGCGCTCTGTGATAGCGATATCACAGAGCGCGATAATGCTAGAATCGCTGTAAATTCGTATGTTGATTTATGCCAAAGAAAAAAGCTAAGCTCTCAGATTTTCGTATTCAAGAAAAAAATCTCAATAAACACAAACCCCGTGGTATGGGACAGCTATCCAATATCATCTCAAAGGAAGGATGGCAGTCTGCAATCACTGTCGCGAACGACAATCAAGCATTTAGCGGTAGTGCAAGATTAGAGACAGCACAAGAGCTATTTGGTGATGAAGCAGAGCCTATCGTATTTGATATTGATGGTACACGCCCCGTAATCCTTAGACGGGTTGATATTCCCACTGCTGACGATCCAAGGGCTATCAGATTAGGCATTGCAGATAATCGCATTAGTGAGGTTAACTACGATTTAGATATTGATCTACTACAAGAGACAGCGCAAATAATCGACATCAGCGATCTATATTTTGACGATGAACTTGCAAAATTAGCAGAGCAAAAGCAGGAAATCATCGACTATCAAGAGCCTGATTTTCTCAAGTTTTCAGATAACAATGACTTACCAGCATACGCAACCGATCGCAGTGGTGGCAATAAGCAACCTATACCCATAGTCGTTGGTAGTCGCACTATGCAAAGATGGAATGAATATAAGGAAAGTATTGGGATAAAAAATGATACGGCGGCGTTTGAAATGCTGCTAGAATCTCAAGAGATCTAAGGTGATTATTATGCTGCGATCGCTAGACAACAGTAATGGTATTCAATATTACGGTGGGAATGATCCCGCAAAGATGAGTGGTAGATTCAAGAAGGGAGGATCAACGGGGGGGGGATCTAACTCGGTAGGCAAATCAAAAACGAGTAATTTTGTTTTAGGATTAAAAAAACAGGTTTCTGATACTGCTAAATATATTGGAAGTCGTACTAATAAGCCTGAATTAATTAGAATGGCAGTTCAAAATACTAAGAATAATTTGATTGACAAAGCGACAACTGATATTAAGCGCGGAAATCAAAGATTGACTACAAAGACTAAGATTGATTCTAATATTCGCAGACAAAAACGCGCCATGACTTCAGGTGATATTTCTCGTAATGCTAGTATTCAATCCGCTAGACTTGAGACGCAAGGTCAACTCAATCTTTTGAGATAAAACATGGACGGATTAAAGCCTCTCTACGGTGGTTTACTCAAGATACCCGCGCCATTAGAACTTAGTGGTAATTGGTGTTCAACTAATTGTCCCTATTGCTTCGCGAATCTTAACGCCCCTACTCGTACACTTGACGTTAACGGTGTTTCAAGACTATTAGCTGACTATCAAAACAGAAATACCATCGAGGGGTATTTACTACGTGATGGCTATCCTGTAATTGTCAGCAATCATATTGATCCGTTTAGCGCCTCAAACTATCGTCAGATGATTCCTTTTATGGAAACCATGACAGAGCTTGGTATACCTTACTCTGTGCAAACCAAGGGTGGAAAAGGATGGGAAAAGGTACTTGAGTTTATGCCGATCGGTGTTTGGTATGTGTCGATATCATTCTCCGATGATGAGACACGCAAATCTATAGAGCCTAGCGCACCGCCTTTAGAGCATCGCTATGAGTTGCTAGAAGCATTGATATCAAAAGGGCATACGGTAATTGTCGGATGCAACCCATGTGAACCAGATTGGCTGTTAGACCCTATTCCGTTCTTTGACAATCTAAAAGAGATTGGCGTATTTGGTACATGGATGGAAAATCTGCACATTAATACCAAGCAAAAAAAAGTAATGTCAGATCGCGATCGCAAGTTGTTAGGCGAAGACTTAATCAGTGATTGCCTCAAGAAGAAACATAGCGATCCTTACAGGAAAGAATTTGTCGAGATGTGTAGGGAATACTCGCGATCAATAGGGTTAGAGAATTACAGCATTGCTAATGGTAGGTATTCAAACTTTTTTGATGCTTACAAGATGTATCCGAAATTATTCCCAGTAGTTCAGCAATTTATTAATCGGTGCGCTACGTTAAATCGTGAGTTTTTCACACAACGAGAATGGGTAGAGTTTTTTACCCCGTTACTACCTACATTCGTAACATCGCAAAATTATCACTATATTGATAGCAATGTCAGAATGTGTCCTGAAAAGGCGCTAGGCTTTAAAGTACCAAAGAATCCAACGTTTGAGACAATCTTGAAATGCTCTTTGAAGTCTCATAATGTACCGTTTCATCCAGTTAACAAAGCTGCTTTCAGTTATGCTGTAGATAGTAATGGTAATTATTTATTAGACGATGTAGATAAATTGCCTATACTATGTTATGGCGCGGATGGGTGGACTCATACTATGATTGAGTATGATGACAATGAGATTAATGAGGTCGATTATGTTGGAATCATTAGACAATAGCGACGGTGTTCAGTATTACGGTGGTAACGATCCATCTAAGATGAGTGGTAGATTCAAGAAGGGCGGAGGCGGTGGAGGCTCTAGTGGTAGTGCTAAACGTAGCGCTGTAGGACAGCGTAGTAGTGTTGAGTCTAAGTTTGGTGCATTAGCAGGTAATATTGCTAAAAATCAAGCTATTCTTAAAAATCCCAGTTCAACGCCAGAACAACGGGCGATCGCGACACGCAAAATTATGGCTAACACAAGGACTGCGACGGGATCTATACAAAGAAATGTTGGAAGCGAGCAAATAACCTCTCGTTTTGGATTGCAATCTAGGGCGCAACAAGCGAGATCGGCGGCGCAAGCACCTTCTGTTTACGGTAATTCTCTTGGAATAATAAAATAAAATAAGTAAGTTATATAGGGGCATCCCTATATAACTTACTAGGAATAAAGTAGACTACTTGACATTATGGCAGCACCAACAAAACATGATTGGGCAAAAATTAGCAAGGAATACATAGAAGCGCCTAGTGATGATTTGCGACCTTCATTAGTTGCTTTAGCATTAAAATATGGTGTAAGCATTAAATACATTGAACAGAAATGTTCAAAAGAAAAATGGGTGGAGCAATCCAAGATCTTTCTAAGGCGCGTCTCTCAAGAGTCAAAGCAAGAGAAAGTGTCAAGCCTAGCGGGTGAACAAACTAAGTTTGATGCTGATATTCTGACTGTTGCGAGAGCATTGCAAGGGCAAATCATAGGTCATCTTAATGAAGCTAAGCAATCAAAAACGCTATTACCTCCAAAGGATATAAGCCTGTTATCGGGTTCGTTATCCACTATTCAACGCATTGGACGGACAGCATTAGATTTTGATTCATGGACACCTGACAAAATCGTAAATGAGGCATTAAAACTTGGCTACCTTCTCACCGATCCTCGAACTCTTACCAGCGACACAGGCTCGGATGGAAAGAGCTTGGGAAAAGGTAGAGACTCAGATAGCACAGAAGCAAACCCGTTCGCAGACATACTCGCAACAACAGAAGATACAACTACACCCGCTACAGCAAACGATCGCGAATAGCCAAGCTAAGTACACGATTGCAGTGTCAGGACGGCGCTTTGGTAAAACTGTATTGCAAATATACAAAGCCCTAGAACGTGTTGCGATTGGTGCGCCATATAATCCCGTTTCGCCGCCTGTGGTAGTGTTGGCTGCCCCTACCTTGGTTATGGCTCGTAGATTACTATGGAAGCAATTACAGAACATTCTACGCAATCACAAAGCAGTCGAGAATGTCAGCAAATCTGAGTTTACAATCACCTTTAAGAATCCTGATCCGTATAAGTTCTATATGCCTGATTTAATGATCATGGGTTTGAATGATGGTGATGGTGATCGCGCCCGTGGTTTGCGTCTATGGCATTTTGGCGGTGATGAGTGGCAAGACTGGAAAGCAAGTATTTTCCCAGAAATTATTCAGCCAGCATTGTCTGATACGCAAGGGAGTACAGCGCTATTCACCTATACACCCAAAGGCAAAAGCAATCATACCTATGATGCTTACGAAAATGCACTTGTAGCCGATCCGATGGTATGGCAAGCGTTTAAATATAAGAGTGTGGATAATCCGCACCTTAAGCCAGAAGATATTGAGTTGCTTAGGCAGAGCTTGTCTCCAAGGCTATTCCGTCAAGAGATGGAAGCATCATTTGAAATGTTTGAGGGACAATTCTTTGAGACGTTAAGCGCTAGGCATATCATCAGCGACCGCGATTTACCTAGTGAGTTTGCGTATCGTATCTTATCGGTTGATTGGGGCGCGGTTAATCCAAGAGCCTTAGTGGTTTGCGCCTTTATCAAAGATGGCTTTTATCATTGGTTTGTAGTTGATGAGTGGCGCGTACCTAGGACGATGCAAGGTCAGGCAATATTAGAAGATGACTTTATTTACGAATGCCATAAGTTAGCGATGAAGTGGCAAGTTAACAGAGCCTTTGGTGATCCCTCTAGACCTGATGCAATCAAATCATTACGGGTGTGGAAACCCAAAGAGGGGCAAATATTCAAGGAAACATTCAAAAATTACTGCTCAGAAGTTAGGGGCGCGGTCAATGATTTTATTAAGGGCATTGACTTAATGAGCAGTGACTTCTATCACGAACGGATCAAGATCGTAGACACATTGCCTCAATTCTTTGAAGAGTGCCAATCGTATCACCGCAAAAAAGATAAGTATGGCAACATCACAGAAGAAGAAGCAGGTAATCAAGTGACGCATGGTATCGACTGCCTACGCTATGCGATCGCGTCAATGCCGCCCGTTAATCGTCAATCAAGCTTTGGTAGTAGTAGAGCTATGTAGACAACAAAAAGCGCCATATCACTACAGCGCTTTTTGTTGATTGAGTCAGCTAATTAGCTAAGTCCTAACCCTTTCTTCACTAAATCCATCGGATCGGCTGTGCGATTGAAATCACTGGTTTGACGCTTACCACTGCCATTAGGGATATTGTCGCCACTAGCGCGATTAAGTGGCTTTGCTGCTGATGGTTTCTTAGCTGCAATCTCGTTAGCCCAATCCTCAATCGTAAAGGGTACAGTCTTTTTATCCACAACCTTAAAGCGCTGGGTGCGATCCTTGACGGATTCAACCACAATCACCTCATACTCACCATCTTCATTTTCGATCGCTTCTAGTTGCTTAGCATATGCAGGGTTATTGGTTAAATCATCAAGAAATTCAGATCTAAAAACTTGAGCAAAAGCGGCTTTAATTTCTTTTTTAATGAATTGCTGCTTAACCTTTGCATCTTTCTCTTCTAGCCTTTGCAGTGCCTCTTCTTCGCGCTTCTTGGCTGCTGCTTTTTCGGCTGCTGTTTCGGTCAAAAGTTGCTCTTTGAGCTTTGCAAAATCACCTGTCCGTTTTGCTCTCTCTTCTTCATCTAAGCGCTCTTTTTCCTTGAGTTGCTCATCCTTTTGTTTAACCAATGCTTGAGCGGCGTTCAATTCATCGCGCAATTTTTTAAGAGTGCGCTTTACCGTGTCATCTTCTTCTGGTTTTGCGGGTGCTTTTACCTCATCTGTAGCACTTCCACTGCTAACGCCATCGGTAGAGTCAGCGCCGCTTTCTTCATTCTGGTAGAAATAGTTTCTAAATTTAAATCGCATATTTAAGCTCTAGTGTGTTTTCCTGATAGACTCGCACAATTCTGTAGTTGCAAATTGTCGATAAGCCATTGCCGATCGCCATTGTATAAAGTCATTGTAGCTCTTAGATCAGAGCCGCTTTGCTTAGTAATACTGTAAAACGATGGGACAGATTGACTGGTTACTCCAAGGCTACCATCGGTCATCTGAGTATCGATAGTAGTTTTGTATGCGTCTAATCCGTCAAGCTTTGATTGTACCTCAGTTATAGCACTCACTCCATAGGTGTCTTCATAGGTTGTGAGGGTGCTTTCAATCAATGCGTAGTAATCGCGTGTGAGATTGAGGTACTTAACAATGCGATCGCGATCGTTGGTTGTCCATGTACTCATGATTCCGCCTCCGTTTCATTTTCTTCATCTTCATCTTCGCTATCGTCTTCTTCTTCGTCGTCAATCTCAGTCTCTACCGATTGGCTTTGATTAGCATTAGCAACCATCTCAACAGGCGGCGCGATCGCCACAATTTTCTGATCTTTGGGTAAGAAATTAATTCTATGCAAAATCTCAGTAGCTGCTTCTTCGGTTAATCCTTTATTGATTACCTCAAAGATAGTGCGAATCAAGTTCACATCAGCAGGGGCAAGAATAAAGCTCAAATCTACGTCAATTGTACCGTGATCAGCCCTTACGTCTTCACCTTCCCACATTGCCCAATGGCAAAAGACTTGCTGAGAGCATGATTCTTTATTGACTTCATACTCTTGCAATCCTGCTTCATTTTGCCCTGCCTTGATGCTCACCTCAGTAGCAGATTGTTGGACAAATGATTCACCCAAAAAGTTGAAAACAGTTTGTTTAATCAGTGATTCTAATCGGTCTAGAGCCTCAATCATAGGCGCGACACTATTAGCATCAGCTTGCAAATAGTAAACCTTAGCGGCTCCGATCTGGGTTAGCACTGTCTCAATAACAGCAGCACCGCCTGTTGACAAAGGATTAAGCTTTTCTGGAATAAAGTCAATGTGTTCACGAACAGCAGTCGGTTGCATCTTGCGAACTGTTGCAAGCCAATCGCTAAATACTTGGTAATAAGTATGATTCTTTTGCTGTAAATCAAGTAAAGGCGGTATCGTATCCCAAGGGTTAGCACTGGTTACTGAGTACAGCACAAAAGGGATTTGACTTAGTGGCTTACCATTGGTATCTAACAATGGCTTAGGTGCTTCTACCTCTCGATATTCTTTTTCGCCTTTGTCGTTGGTTTCAATGCAAGTTACCGATCGCATCACAGCATAATAAATACGATCCTCCTCTTGTACTTTGATTAGCTCGTATTCCCAGCAATAGTTTTTCATTGACTGCTTATAACGAGTTTCGCTAATCACCTCACTCCGATCAATGGTGACGTGCTTGAGTAGTACCGATCCGTCATTGGTGTATTCGTAATCCTTAATATCAATATCAAGCCTAGGGATTAGCACCGAATAGGGGCGCAAATCTAATTGCTGTTCAACCGCACGATTAGGAATTTCGCCAAAATTAGGATAGAGGGTAAGCACTCCCACAAAGCCATCACGTACAGCCATGCGATCGGCTTCAAGAAAGAATGCTCTTATTGATGTACCGCGCTTATCAAAATTTTTAGAGGCATTGACAACTGATTCGGGTACATTGCCACTAAGCACCCATTTACTTAGCAGACTAGATACAATTTTGACGGCTGGCTTAAAAAAGTTAACAAATAGCGATCGCCTTAATCTGAAATACCACTCTTTTGGTGTTTCGCTTGGCATGAGTGGTAAATACTCCTCAGCCAAATTATCGATAATCTGATCAAGGTTCTCGCCATAAATCCAAGCGCTTTGCCCCTCATAGAAGTCAATACAACGCCTTACATTAGCTTGCTGCCTTTGGTACGCAATGCTCTTTAATGTTGGATTGTTATCATCGCCAAGTATGTTACCGCCTCGATAGCCTTTAGCGATCGCCTCTGGTAATTGATTTGGCTGTAGCGTGATTAAAGTTTCTGTTGTCATTTTTGCAACATTAATTATTAATATGATATTATCAGCTTAATCTGAGTTAATGGGGCGTGATGCCCTAATTAATAAAAGATTGCGGAAAAGATTAGAAGTGATTTCTAACTTTGAGCGTGATGCCCCCCGCTACACAGCAAAGCACTCAAAGTTTAGGAAATCATAAATATGGCAGCTTTAACACTATTAGAAATGGCGAAGCAAGCCCGTGAGATGGGAGACATCTTAAAGGCTGGCATTGTTGAACAATATGCGGGTAATTCTCCGATCCTTGACGTAATTACGTTTGAAGAGCGTGCAGGTGGTGTTGTTGAGTGGCTACAAGAGAAGCGACTTCCTGTAATGGCTAACCGTGCGATCAATGAAGGCTTCACAGCAGATATCGGTGAAGTTGAGCGACGGATCGAGAAAGTCGTTATCGCTGGTGGTGAAATTAAGATCGATACGGCTGGCTTAAAGCTGTATGGCGAAAACGTCCTAACCACTCAAATCTCTATGGCGCTTAAGTCTTTACAACTTAAATGGCATGGTGATTTCTTTAACGGCGATCATGCTGCTAACCCTAAAGAATTTTCAGGACTTAAAACCCGCGCTGGTGGTACTCAGCTAGTACAAGCTGGTAGCGCTTCGGGTGGTGATGCATTGTCTCTCAGTGCATTGCGTCGAGCGATCGCTAAAGTACGCCCTGTAAATCCACGCGCTCAACTACGCATTTACTCTAATCTTGAGCTAGCTTTGCGCTACCAAGATGCAATCAGCAACCCTTCGATTTCTGGTTACGTTGTGCAAACCAAGAATGATGTAGGCGTAGAAGCTCCTACCTTCAAAGGTATCCCTTGGTACGCAATTGAAGAAGATGCAGAGGGCGATCAAATCCTTGGCTTTACCGAAACTGGAAGCGGCGGCGGATCGGCGGTTTGCTCTTCGATCTACGTTGTTGCGTTCAGCCCTGAAGATCTTACAGGTATCCAAACAGGCGGTATCGATGTTCGCGACATGGGTGAGATGCAAACTGAAACTAAGCGCTTGATCCGTATGGATTGGTTGAACAATTTCGCAACCTATAACCCTCGCTCCTTTGTTCGCCTTGCTGGTGTAAAGGACGCTGCTTTTACTGCTTAATTCAATTCTGTGAATTTACAGGATTGATATTTATCAAGGCTTTTAGCCACATTATCTGGAGAAAATTATGGTCTACTCAGGCGCTTTTAAATCTACATTGCCCCGTCGCGCTAATACCGCGCAAGTTGACGCTCTTACTGTTTTGCGTGATTACACGGCGGCGGCTCTCAGTGCAACTACTAATGGCACTCCTATCGAATATCCTTTTACTGCTGAAGAATCGGTAAAGGTGATCATTAATCAGGCTGCTTACTCTAGCTATTCGGCTGGTTCGGTTAGCTGGACTCTATCTCTTGAAGTTTGCGACACTGTTGGCGGTACTTATAGGCAAGTCGCCTCTATTGCCCCCACCGTAGCGGCTGGCGCGGCTCTCAATGGTCAAGAGGTCTTTTTGAGCGGTGAACAAATCAACAAAACTTTTGCTAATGCAAGGTTTTTACGAATTGTCGCAACTAAACTCAGCACAGCAGGAAACCTCACTTTCGGTGCATACCTCGTTCCTTCTGGTTGCTAATCATGAAAATGAATCTTTATCATCCTGAAACGGGTGAGCTATTCCGTATTCATCATCATGATGTTGATGGCTGGATCGCAAACGGGTTTCTAACCTCACCGCCTGATCTGAATCCGATTGCTACTGAAGAAACAGAAGCGATCGCACCAAAACCCAAAGCAAAGAAATCCGCACCTGTGGAACCCGAATAAATCTAAACGGAATAGGCGATCGCAAGGTCGCCTATTTTAATAAAAATGACAGTACAAACTGATTTACAAACAAATTTAGACGCTTACATACAAGCTAATTTCTCTGGTAGTTTAGCTGAAGTTTCGGCTACCAAAAAACCGTTAGAGGATTTGCTAGACATACAGCAATCACTAAGCAGTGGCGGCGGTTCTGGTGGCGTTGCTGATACGACTGCAACAGGTACAATTACCACTCAAAATCTAGTTCCCGCTGGCGTTGCAACGGCTGGCTCCGCTGTATCTATAGACCTTGATAGCAAAGGTACAGTTACAATCCAAGTAACTGGAACTTATACAGGCGCTCTATCAGCGCAAATCACGACCGATGGGACTAATTGGATTACTCCAACAAATACCGTATTTAAAGATATGACCACAGGTGCGAATAAGGCAGCTATTCCAAGCGCATCTGTGGGGATTTGGCAGATTGAAGTTATAGGGCATGCAAAATTTAGATTGAGCGCTCTTGCAGCCGTCACAGGTACAGCTACTATTGCTCTAAGAGCAGCGGCAAATACTTCACAAGTAAGCGTTGCGGGTGTATCTACAGCAGCGAATCAAACAACTGGAAATGATTCTCTAACGAGTATTGACACTAAACTCCCTGCGAGTTTGGGCGCAAAAGCTCCTTCTGCTTCGCTATCAGTTACCCAAGCTTTTGCGGCAACTTCCACCCTAGCGAACGTGGCTAGTAGTGCGACATCGGTTAGTTTATTAGCTGCAAATAACAATCGAAAAACAGCGATTATTATTAATGATTCAACTTCAGATTTATACGTTACCCTTAATGCAAGCGCCGCAAGCACAACAAACTATTCATTATTTTTAGCCGCCAAAGTTGGTAACACGCCATCATTTTTAGCTATAAATGGTGATGATTATTCGGGTGAAATTAGAGGGATTTGGAGTAGTGCCAATGGCTTCGCAAGAATTACGGAGGTCGTGTAATGATTATTGTTAATAATCCTGCTGCTAGTGCTGCTAGTGCTGCTGGTATTGGGAAAAACTATTTTAAAAACCCTAACTTCGCAGTAATTCAAGGCACTGCATCAGGCACTTTAGCTAATTCCACAGCGCTGCCAACAGCATCACTTGGTTATTTAGGAGAAACAGAGTGGTGTATTGCTGCTAGTGGTGGTACTCCTGCTTATGCTTTTAGCTCAGCAAATGAATCTGTGACCTTTACAGGAGCCGCTTCTACTACAGCAATTTATTTGCTACAAAGGCTTGAAAGTAGAGATACTAATAGAATTAAAAGCAAAACAGTAACTTTCTCTTGTGAGATTTCTAACTCACTTCTCACATCAGTAATTTGGGAAGTGTTTAGACCAACAACCAGTAATGATACTCATGGTACTATTGCAACACCAACACAGACATTGATTGCTAGCGGTACTTTCACTGTAAGTAGCACACTTACTAGATACAGTGCTACTTTTACACTGCCTGATTTAGTTTCTAGAGGATTAGAAGTAAGGTTAAGAGTAGGGACGCAAACATCAGGTACTTGGATAGTTGCAAGATTGCAGTTGGAAGAGGGTAGTTTAGCTACTAACTTTAATTGTGGGGATTTTAGCCAAGAGTTGGAAAGATGCCAGAGATATTACTGGAAGCAATCCCCTTACGGTGTTGCACCAAAAGCAACTTTTACAGTTGGATTAACGGGAAGTTATTTGGGTGGTGGCTCTAATGGCGGTGGGTATTGTATCGTTAACGCTTCTTTCCCCAGAATGTTTGCTATTCCTATTGTTACAACCTCAGATGCATTAGGAGCGAGTGGCGTTTGGACTACAGATGCTGGTAATGGGCAGGGAGTTTTTCTTAACGGTATTTCGGATAATTCTATAACCTTCTCTGGGTGGGCTTCTGCTAATTACGGCTATTTGAGATATGAATGTTTTGCACACATCCCCTAAAAATAAACTAATAAATAAAACAATGGAATTTACATATAAACTAATACAAAATCAACCAAACTCCATCTTAAGACTTGAAGATGGAGCAATTATTCCAGAAGGAAATAATGGCGATTGGCAACTATATGAAGCTTGGCTTGCTGATGGCAATACGCCTGAACCCGCTGATATTTTGTCTGTTGCGCCTCCTAATTGGGATGCGCTTTATGGTCGCTTACTTGCCTACGACCTTAATCCGATTTTTGAAAGCGTTAAGGCGATCGCAAAAACTGACACTGCTATTAATTGGGATCTAACGGCGCTTTCGACAGCGCTTTCGACAGTGAGAACTGAACAGGCTTTAAAGGACTGCTTAGATGAGTTGATTGCAGATGGATATGTGGTTAGTGATGCTCATAAAGTGTTGTGGAATAGCGCGATCGCTGAATTAAACTTTAGCGAGTTGGTGAAATTATGATCCGCAAAATAACCCTGACCGCGAACGCCGACACGATCCTGACGGCGTTCCCAGTGCCTTTCCACAAGTTGCCTTTCTAGTTGCGATCGAGATAATCTAAATATTTCTATCAATACGATCTCCACTAAGCAACCTAAAAAGCAAACCAAAAAAAATTTAATAAAATGCCTTGTAGTACTCCTCTCCCAATAAACAAATTTACAAATAATCCTATTTTAATTGGGTTCCCTTGGAAGGATTCGCTCGTATTTGCTACGGGTACTCTAGCCAGCCCTACCTATTTAAACCTGAGTTTGTACGATGTTTATTTTGCGATCGCCCCTTCATTTACATCAGCTATCAGCCTAGCTCCTACGATTACTAAATTATCTAACGGGCTTGCAACGTTTGAGTTTACTGATGTGCAAACAGCAACTATGACGGCTGGTACATGGGTGGGACATGTTTTTTTGCAACTTATTGCGGGCGGCGCTCCTGATTTTAAAATGCAACTTGAGATCCCTGTAATTGACCCAGTACCAACGCCATGACGCAAATAATTAAATTCACAGAGCCTCTATTGCAGATTATTCAGCGCAACAATCAACCAACTTTAATTGTGCAATATTTAGTGCAGCGCCACCGCCTGATACGTAGCTAAATAGTTACGGACACATTGCCAAGATGATTGCAGCAAGCCTTGATTTGCTTAGGTGTATAGTCCACACCAAAATAAAATAAAGTCTGTCCTTTGGGATTGCCAGAATCTTTCTTTAGTCCATCGTTTTTAGGGTTTGTGAACTCAACACGATGATTAATGGTCAAATGGCACACGGAATAATTTTGAGCGTCTATAAACCAATTACTAGACGTGTTTGAGTTTACCAATAAAAAACTATTACCGATATGGGCATAGCTTAGAACTAATTCTACTGCTCTATCAATGTTGCCCTTGGAATATGGTGGATTAAACCACTTGTTATAAAAATCGGTTAAATCTTTACTAAAAGCGTCATCAGTTTTAGTCCAGTATGTTTTCGCTTGTATGATTGTGTTAGCTCTAGCACACGAAAAAGCGTCAAGATCAAAGCCTCCAACTAAATCGCGAAATGGCTTTACATATTTTTCAGGCGTGTAATTTTCATCGTTATCCTTGTCTTCATCGGTGACAACTAAATGCATTGAGAAGAGATTAGGCTGTGTAATTAGCATCATTTTAAATCTCCAAAAAATGTCCCTTTGCCCATTTTGATCATTACCGCTTGCTGTCCTAGGTAAAGCATGTGCAATTCAGTAAGTAGCTGCTTAGCTGTTTCTAAATCAATGTTTTGAATTTGCTGGCAAAACATCATGTGAGTAAATTCTTTTTCGGGCGGTAAGTTACTCATTCCACTTTACCCACTCATTACAAGCTTGATTTAGCGATCGCCAATGATTACGAGTAGCGCTCTTGTCGCAAGTCTCACGCAGTTTACATGTAGCGCACAGAGTAGCGGACTCCATTTCTGTTATGATTTTGTCGATTGTTTTAGTCATGATAAATACTCTTTTTTTTTACATTGATTACAGCATCTTGCTGTCTTTGTGTATGGCGTTTTAGTTCATACTCGGAGATGATTTCAATCGCTTTTAAGATGGTTTCAATAGAACTTTCTGCAATATCCCAATAGACCATCTCAGAGTAAAAAAGCAATGCAATATATTCTTTCTGTATTGCCACAATCCAAGAGCCAATTTCGCAAATATTGTCAAAATCATCAGCGTCAAATTCGATAGGCTCAAAATCGCCTTGATGCTTAAATCCTAGATTGGATAAAGCTTTATGAAGATCTTCTTGTTTCATAATCCCTTTAACTCCTTCCACTCAGTAACTAACATCCGATACGCCGCCAAATCCTGATTAATTTGCGCGTTTACCATTGGCTTATCAAAGCTGTGATCCGTCATGCGATCGCCTATCGACTCCACAAGCTTGTCAATGGCTTGCTCTGTACCTGCGATCGCGTCTTGCTTGATTTGTGGTGTCATCATAATTTTATACACGTCGCTTTAGGTTTGCCTCTAGATGTCAGGGTAACCGTTCCTTCCATCTCCAATAGGTCGAGAAAATCACTGGTAAAGTCACGGGCTTGAGTAAAGCTAACTGTTGAGAATTGACCATCAATTAGCTTCGTAAGTCTAAAGATAGGCTTACCGTAATCCTTCACGATTACATCGCGATTGTTCACTCTTACCGATCGGCATAGCGTCGTTAAGCTATGCCGAAAATTTGTGATTGATGTTGATTCTGTTTGTTGTGTGTTACTCATGGCGTGAGTTTTTCCTGTAATAAACTCGATTTGGAGGGTTACCAGATTGGACAACACCGTTAATTCTTACAGGGAAAGAGCCTTGAATGAATGGAGTCTCTCCGCATTGCTTGTAAAATTCGCGTGACTTTTCAGTGTCTTCCCCACGAGAATCGTATGGAACCCAAACCCCATCAACAAAGATCTCTTTTGTGGTTTTTTCTTCATTCAACATGGTAATTACTCTCATCTTTCCTAATGCGATCGCGCCTACTCTTGATCGCGTGATGTGGCTTCTAGCAGGAGAAGTGTGGGTTACCAATACGTGTTTGCATAACGCTTTAGCCAGTCAAAGAAAACTGCTAATCCAACTACGCCACTAGCTACAAGCGCCCAGTTAAAACCGATAGAACATAAATAGCAGCCATAAAAAACCACGATGATAGTTACAAATTGCATTGTTTACTCCTTGTTTCTTGTTACTTGTTTCTTGTTTAACAGTTAATAATATACACGAATTGAACGAATAGTACAACACCAAAATCATAGCTGTTACGCCGCAAAATCATAAGCAAAAATCTATGATTGAATATCGCGCCAAATATCAGAGTAGTTAAGCAGCTTGTTATCCAAGTCCCCCATTTCTTTCCTTGGTTTAAAGCTAATTCCATACTGAGTTAGAACCTTTGTGCTAGCTTCGCCTAATGCTTTCTTGGTAAATGGGTAGTCGCGGCTCTGAGCTAATTTAAAAGCCATGTTGAGAGATAAAAGATCACACTCAATCTCAGTAGCTTGGATTCGTGAATATAAAGCTGCATCATGCAACCCTTTAGGAGCCTTAAATATCTCATGAGTACTAGCGCGATTATTTAATAAATCTTCTGTTTGTGGAAGAGTAAGGTTTACACCCATATCTCTAAACCTTTTGGCGATTGTACTGATATCTAGCCATGTATCAGTTAAAGCTTGCTGTAGCTGTTCTGTAGTCACAATCCGAACGCTTTCAAGCTTTATCCCCTTTGTTGTCTTCTTTTGTTTGGGATTACTCTTTGATTTAGAATCTTTTACATTTTTAGGCGGCTTAGTCGGGCGATCGCTCTTAGGCTTAGGCGGTGGTGTCGCAATCTCACTAATCTGAACAATTTGGCGATCTAGTAGGTATTGCCACAATACGCCCCACTGCTTTTTGCTTGCGTTCCAATTGGCAAAGGAAAGCGCACTATATGCAATCTTCTCGTATGGGTATAGATTCTCATCGTTGCGCTCTCGTTCAGCGATCGCACTCAAGATCGGCGCAATTTGTTGCCATAGTGCGGGGCTAGTGTCAGGGGATGGGAGCGAGGGGATGCAGATGGGTAGTGTGGGTTTCATGATTAAAAAATCTCGTTGTAATCTTTACCTAGTGGCAATGTTGCCAGAATCTTGTTAAACGATCGCACAATGCAAAGCTCTCGGATTGGTGCTGGTACATCCTGAATGAAATGACGATATTCTGGTGTGTCTTCTTTGTGCAAATGTCGATTGAGTGCGATCGCTTCTACCCATCTATCAATCAACTCATCAGATACCAGAGCGCAATCATCCATCCAATACCATTGTCCTGTACGAGTATCCGCGTCCCATTCATGCCATAGCCTAGCTTTGCCTGTTTCCTTGTCTCTAGTGCGATGTTGCACCGTAAAAACATCATAGTTATAGGCGACTACTTGACCAATTTCGGGCGGCATAGCGATCGCCATTGCGGGAAAGTTTTCCTTCCAAGGTTCGCACTCAATAACGGGAAAAATAGCACCCTTTTCTGTACGGTATTTAGTCTTCTTTTCGTTCTGTTTGACACTCAAAAATAGCGTGTTACTTGGCTTGTGAATTAGTGTTTCTGGCATTACATATCATCCCATTGTTCATCTTCTTCGGTGTCTTGTGGAATTGGAGCTACTGGTAATTGTTGAGGCGGTACATAATCCGCTTTTTGTTGATCTAGAATTGACACAAAAGCGTTACCTATGCGACTTCTAGCGCCATCAAATACAGGTTTAACTATCCATCCTGCTTCATAATCGCGATTCTTTTCGCACCCAATCTCAATCAATCCCCTATCGTTAGATTGTGGATTGTACCGATCATCACGGTAGAGATACAAACCAATATCGACAATTTGGCGCGTCATACTAGTTTCTTTACTGTCAGCAAGTTTTGGGCGTTTGTCTTGCCTTGATTCAACAGCCCCTGTTGGTTGCAAAAGTAGAAACATGGTGATCTTAAGTTCCTTGCGTAGGTTATCCAATGTGACTAAGCAATGGTCAAGATCACGGCGCGGATCGTTAGTTCTTTTTAACGGGGAAAGTAACTGTAAGTAATCGATAAATACAGCCCCTATCGTGCCATTTTGAGTAACAAATGATTTAATTTCATTACAAATATCTTCAACGACAGGACTAGAATCATAGACATAGATCCGACCTCCTTCATAAGCTTGTACCACTGCTTCAAAAGTGTTTTTATCTTGTGGTACAAAGAAAGTATTTTGCTTAATCATGCGATTGGTAAAACCTGTTTCCATCTGAGCAAACTTAGTGGCGGCGCGACTTTTACCAACTTCAAGAGAGCAAATTAAAACAGTTTCCTTGAGAAATACTGCAATGTGTTGAGCGATGTAAAAAGCTGTTGTGGTTTTCCCATGACTAGAGACAGCGATTATCCCTACCATTGATCCGCGCTCCATTTCTAGCTTTTCATCTACTTCTGGAATACCAGTGCTTAAGTATTTCTGCTCTAATGTTTCACGCTCTGATTTCTCTTGCTCAACTCTATCAATCTGCTTTCTAAGGATTTCACCAGCATTAACAAAACCTTCAGACAATGAGTTTTTATTAGCAAACTCAGCTAATTTCTTCTGAGACTCAGCGATAGCCGCCTTAACGTCGCCACTTTCTGCATAAAGCTTAGCTACATCATTACCAAGTTTTTCACCTAATTTCAAGGTATAGCGATCGCTGATGATTTGCGCTTGGTATGCGATATCAATGTCACCAAATTGGTTAGCCCGATCCTTGAGTGAGACTAAGTATTTTTGACTGATCTTGTCGCCTAACCCCTTATCTGTAAGGATTTTATGCACACTTAACACATCGATCGGTTGATTCTTTTGGTTAAGCTCATACAAAGCTACGCAAATTTCGCGGCTTAAAGGGTCTTGAAAAGCGTCAGGGGATGCAATGATACCTGTGATAGTAGTAACGTGTCTTGGCGCTAGCAAAACTGAGCCAATGATAAAACTTTCAGCGTCAATATCTTCTGTAGGATCGCTAGCAAGATCTAAAAGTCCACTACCTCGGAAAAAATCTAGCCAATCACTAGGCGATCGCAATTGGTATTTATCAAAAGCATCAGTCCCAAATGTTTCATCGCAATCACCCTTAGTTTTATCTTGCCACTGTCCCCAGTCAGCAAATAGCACTGTAGGCACGTTTACCGCTAAGCGCTTGTAAGCTGTCAGGATATTTAGCTTTTTCTCATCCTGTGTATTAGCATCGCAAAGCAATGTATGGGCGATCGCTTTTGGGTATTTCTGGAAGATGCGATTTAGTCCATTCTTGCCAAATATGCCAGCAGCAGCACCAATTAAAACCACATTGTCGTTAGTTTTCCACTCAAAAAACGCTCTCACAAGCGACTTTAAAGCGCCTTCTGTGTACTTAATCTCGTAGGGTTTAGAGCTATCAAAACGTGGTGACACCCATAGGAACAAAGGATTTTCACCTGTTTCTTTAAGTTTGTTGTCTCCCGAAAATACGCCCCATGTATACTTTGCAGTTGAGCGATCATCATTGGCTTTCTGTGCGCCGCAAAACATGCCTGTGATTGGGTCAATCGCAGATATCCCGTAGCCATTATCAAGGGCAAATAACCATAGTTTGCTAATGGCATAGGCTATCTGCTTATCGGTTAGACCTCGTTCTAGCAAATTGGCAATTTGGCGATCGCTTAACTTTGATTCACAGGATCGGATCTTTGCGTCGCGTTGTTGGATGCTCAGTACTGGGATTCTTTCACCACGATTCTGAGTACCATCTTGAATAGGGGCATACATTGCAAAGCCAAGAGCATCGTCTTTGATTTTTTTGTATCCTAGGGGCGCTTCATTGTGCGATCGGCAATGAATTCGATCGCCATTTTGCCTACAGCTTTTATGCTCACCATGACACACAGGGCAATCGCTATTTTTGAAAAGTTCAAACTCAGATTTCATTGTCAGTTCCCTCTAAGTTTTTGAGATACAAACGAGCGCGATCGTGTAGCCATTGCAAGTTAGGTCTTGCGTAATGTTCCCAATAGTTTGGGACATCGTTGTCAGCTTTTGCGTGAATGCCATCAACTAGCCTTAAGTTTTTGGCGGCGTAGTTGTCTAGGTAAATCACAATCCAGTGATCTTTGACTTCTTTGGGGATGTCATCGGTAAAAGCTTCATGAAGGTAAACTTTGCGCCATCTAGTCTCAATTTGTTGGGTTACCTTGTTTCGTTTTGTGCCAATCGGTAAAAAGCTCCACTCCCTTGTTTCTTCTACAGGTGCTAGTAAAGCAATCGGATCAGGTATCTCAAAATCTTCACGCTTTGCGCCTTTAGCATGGCGGCAATACGATTCAATAAAATCCTTACGAGCGATCGCTGGTTGTGTGCATTGGTTTTTGATGTACCACCATCCGCCGATCGCGTTTAGTGCTTTCAAGCCAACTACTGAAAACGGGGTGTCGATGTCTTGCCATTCGCGCTCGGCTCGTTCTTCGATTGTGCCAATAGCCAAGCCAATTAACTCATCAGGGGTAGGAAAGTATTTGCCAATCAATGCGATTGACACTGCATCAATAAACTCCTTTTCGTTAATTTGAGATGAAATTTGCTTGTAATAGTTTTGGACTGCTTTATCTGGTAAGGACTTATCGAATGTTGCCATTAATTCAGTCATGTACTCAATAAATACTGAAACTTCAATCATGATGCTAATCCCATTGCTTGCTGTAGTCGGATGTAGGTTTGCGCTTTTTTAACCTCGGTACTAGACATCAGGACATCGCCTTGTGCCGATTCTTTTTTGGGTGATTGCTCGTATTTCTCAAAGTTTTGATACGGCTTATCATTGCTGAGATATTGCTCTAAGCTCCAACGCTTCAAAACTTTTTTGTGAAACGGATCGCTTTGCGCGTACCAAAGGCTTTTCTGAAAAATCTCCATAGCGCGATCGCCATGTGTTGCAGTAAACGTCTCCAGTTTTGAGATGGCAGTCTTTGATAGCGACTCATGGTTTACCCAGTCTTCAACCTTGTCTTGTACCCACACATCAAGAAATGGCTGATACTTACCTCGCTTCGCTTCAAAGCTTGGCTTTTTGGCTTTAGCGCCAGTCGCGAAACTTTCGGGCGGCAAAAGGGAAAGGGGGGTAGGGGGGATTGGGTTTTCTTTTTGATCTGCCATGCAATCAATCAAAACTTGCTTTGCTGGTAAATCTGAATTAGAAATTAATACAGCCTCAGAAGCAAATAAATCACGCGGATGCGTTTCTTTATTGATCTCCTTATTAGTTTTTTTATTAATTTCTTTTATATTGATCATTTCGACTTGAGGTCGATCTCTCATTTCGACTTGAGGTCGATCTCTCATTTCGACTTGAGGTCGATCTCTCATTTCGACTTGAGGTCGATCTCTCATTTCGACTTGAGGTCGATCTCTAAGTTGCTCCACGTCGCCTTTAATCGTGCTTTTTAAGGGGCGCTCAAATTTGCTTAAACCCTCATAATTGACTCGATACCATTTAGTTTGATCGCGCCTGTTAGAGTCTGGTTGGCAAGAAACGATAATATTTTGTGTCTCAAGTCTGGCAAACATTCTAGAAATACCGTCTACAGTCATCCACTGAAGCTTGTCTTGCCATTGCTTTAATGAGTATTTACACCATAAAAATCCTTGGTAGAGTGTGCGATCATCAGAATGCTCTTCCTTGATTTCAACAAACCAGTGGATTTGTTGGACTGCGATAGATCCGTTAATACCTATCAATTTCGCAAGACTTGGTAAAACCATTAAAGGTTTTTCATTCAGTAAAAGATGTGTACTCATTAATGACTCTCCCTATTAAAAGCGCTGATTCCAAAACGTTGTTCATGTATAGCAGTATTGTGATGCTTAATAGATTCGTTACTGTTTGTCCTACAGTAGTCGGTCAGATCGGAAATTATTTGACTAACTTCCTTGTGGGTTAAAAGCCATCCGCCGTAATCACGCAAAATACGTTGTGTTTCAATAGGGTATTTTTCAACGCTAATAATTGCCATTATTTCACTCCCGCCTCAGAGATAACTTTCTCAAGAGCCTCAACACAGACATCAACCATTTTGCGATCAAGGGTTGCACAAGCAATCTTTGCGTCACGGTGCAACTTGCGAGGTATACGCGCTTTAAATTGCGCCCATTCAATTTCTTGGTTTTCCATAAATCACCTTGCATTACTCAATAAGTATAGTATTTTTGTACCAAATTAAATCACTTTATTTCTAATGAAAAGCCCAAAATACATAAGCAAAACTTTATGTATTTTGGGCGATCGCTTAACTCATGAATTTGCAATGCAAAAACAATCCTTCAGAAGCTCGTGAACTTGCCACATAAAGCAGTTGATTTCGTACCGTGACATCTTGGCAGCCAAAGATATTTGATTCGTCACTAAACACTTGGTTAAATGTAGACCCTTGCGACTGATGCACGGTCAATGCAAAGGCATACTGTAGCTGTCTCATAAAGCTATTGCCTTTAGCCGTAAAGCCAATCCAGTGCATTTGTTGGTAAAATCGCGCCCACTCAACTTTGCGGATTTTGCGCTGAGCATCGGTTTGATTTGGTAAAGCAATGATATTTTTTTTCCACTTGCCAAAATATTCCTTGATATGCTCTTTTTCTGAATCATCCGCTATGTTAACGATCGCCACATCGCCTAAATCAGTTTCGATCTCAAGCTCCCAAAGTTTCCAGTAATCACCGTTAAGCATTACCTCACGAAAGTTTGCATCTCTTACCGTGCATTCAGCGCTAGAGTACATCAAAATTGAAGTACTTCCAGTCGCCCATTTTTCATCGTCTTCGCGTTTGTACGGTGAATCAGGCGCTTCGTAATCAGGATTAAGTTTTGATTGGCAAGTGTCAAAATCCCATTCAACCAAATCCTTAGCAACTAATCTTTCACCAACTTGGTAAGGTTCAGAATTAGCTCCGTAAATCGCCTCACGAATCATTAAGTTAAGCGATTGGACACGGTTATTAGTCCACGCTAAAGCTCGGATTGCGTCAGGATTTTGACTGTCTCCATACTTAAAGCTGTTGATTAAATCACGATGCCACTCATTACTTGATAATCCTTCAAATTTACCTCTAGCAAATTGCTTGCGAGGTAAAGATTTTTGAGAGATGTTATTCCTGATATCAGTGCAGTAACTTAATACCGCGCCGCTATTTCGGACTACATCGGTTAAGGTCCAATACAAGGCGATGCTTGTGAATGTTGGGGATAAGTTTGTAAATGGAGTTTCTTCGCCATTAGGCGCTTCATTTTCAACTGGCGGTAATTGGCAAGGATCACCAGTAAACAGAAATTTAGTATCAGTGCGCTGTGGAATAAATCCCATGAGTTGCGCGGTAATCATCGAGCATTCATCAACCACAATTAAATCGTATTTGTAGCTATTGTCGCTGCCATTAGATTGCAATACTTGACGACCATCATGATTTCGCTCTATAGACAATCCTAAAAGCTTATGAATGGTCATGCAAGTGACTGAGATGTCTAAATCGTTGGACATCCGCTTCAGTACCTGTACCGCTTTGTGGGTAGGGGCTGTAAAGCAGACTTTTTTACGCTTTGACAGCAAATATTGGGCAACCCTTTGTAACGTGAATGTTTTACCAGTACCAGCAAACCCAAATAGCCCTGCTAGTGACAAATAAATCGGGTTTTTAGCTTGATTTTCGTCTTCGCAAGCAGTCCCAGCCATTACCCATGACGTAATACCACTAAACGCTTTGCGTTGTTGCGCGTTCAATCCTTTGGTGTAAAGCTCAGCACTGAAATCAACAATATTTGTTTCAGGTAAAACAATGGATTGAGATGATTCTAGTAAGAATGATTTACTCACGCCGCTACCTCATCAGACTTAGCGATCGCCATATCTTGCAAGCCGTCTAAAACCAGTTCTTCCAACACATCACAAGGTTTGCAACCACGTTCAACAGCCCAATGAAATAAGCGCTTTTTAACTTCTGGTGACATCATGATTGTCATCTGTTTCCTTTTATCACCATTGTCAGGAACAGGAGAACGATTTAATAATGGCTTAAACCATTCAATAAAAGTATTTTCCGTGCTTGCCAGTAAATCACAATCTAATGACAAATAGGCGATACGAATGCCTTCAATAGATGCAAATTGGTTAAACCTATTATGGTTAACCCATCTTTGCCTTATGTTAGCTGACTGCCCTATATATTGAATGACCCCAAGGGAATCAATCACAAAATAAATGGCGGAGCGACTAGGCAAATATGCCTTCATGTTTAATGCCACACTTGGCAAGGATGATAGATCTAATGTTTCTGGATTAATCATGCTGCTACTCCATCATTGGATTTAGCAATTGCTGCTTCTCTCTTCAAAGCACGAGTAACAAAAGCCTTGAGAGTACGATCTTCCTGTTTAGCAAGATCTTTAAGTGTTTGCATTAGCTCAGCATCTATCTCAATAATTAGCTGAACTATACCCGTCTTTTCTAACGCAGAGCGGTTTAAAGGAGGATTGAAATACTTGATTAATGCAAATTCAACTTCTCTTAGCAAGTCAGTATCTAAAGTCAAATAGGCAATCCTAACTCCTCCTAAAGCTTTAAGAGCTTTAGTCCTATGATGCCCTTGCCATCTTTGATTCACATTTACAGATTGTCCAATATACTGAATAGTCCCTTGAGAATCAATCGCAAAGTAAATAGCTGACTGAGTAGGTAGATCAGATTTCGCTTCTAATGCCACGCTTGGCAGTGTGGATAAATCCAAAGTTTCTGGGTTAATCATTTCTTCCCTCACGTTTTGCAATCGCTTCTAGTAGCAAGATATCTAATGTGTCCTGAATAGTTCGGCAATCGCTTGACGCTACCTTGTCTAACTCCTTTTTTGTGTCAACATGCATCCGAACCATAACTGTAGGTTTTGCCATAACGCTCCTTTAACTTGTGTATACCTATTGTATACTAACTCGCTGACAAACTAACACAAACTTTCTAATCCAAAACACAAAACACATAGACTCGCATCTATACATCCGCGCACAAAAAAGCCGTCATTTTCAGGCGGCTTTTTTGTGTCAATTCATGTCTAATTTTTTCTCAACTTAGGATTAGCATGGTTTACTTAACCTTTTTGAAACAGTCCCAAGCTCGATCCTCGTCTGGTACAGCAATGAGGTGAGTTCCGCCCCATGAGTGACATAAGCGCTTTGCATCGGTTTCGTACTGAGTTCTAATGGTGTCGCCTAGCTTCACCATATTGGGAGCTACATCTTGACGCTGTGACATCCTAGGAGCGCACATAGTACCGTTAGGGGTTTGAATCGGTGTGCATGGTTCAGAGATGATTGGAGGTGTAAGCACAGTGGCGGCGATCGCAGGTACGGGAATAGCAAGCAATGCGAAAGTGATGATTAGGTTTTTCATGATTTAATTAGTTAGTGAATGCAGTTGTTCAGCGATCGCTTGTCAGGGGCGATCGCTGATTTTTATTTGAGTTGATTGGCAACTACAGCAAGAGCAAGATTAATTAGATCGTCTCGCGATTCGTAGCCTAACTCTTGCCATCTATTTAGGAGTGGTAGATTCGCTAGCGTTGCCTTGAATCGAAAAACAGTTTTCACTTTACCTGTGTTTGGTCTAGCGCCGCCACGTCCGATTCCTTTGGATTTAGTCATTTTGCCCTCGCTAGTTTTCTGCTTACAAGTTCGTGAGCTTCATTCAGCACTGCATTTATATCCTTACGATAAGCCCTAGCATCACATTGTTTTTGCTCTACATGAGTGCGAACACGGTCTAAATGCTTGCGTACAGTAGGATTGCTTACTCCAATAATTTCAGCAGTTTTTGCAACGCTAAAACCCATGCTGTAAACTTCTTGGCATAAAAGTTTAGTCTTTTGCGCCTTGATTGCATTGCCTTCACGATCACGGTTTTTAATACCAAATTTATCGAGAATCTCACAAACAGCAGGGACACTAATATTTACTTGATTAGCAATCTTTTGAATAGTCAATCCTGCGTTCCATAGGCTTTTAATTAGCCTGTTACGGGCTTCTCTTTCGTGGGCATACATTAAGCGCCCTCCACCTTGAGATTTGCCACCAGGGGATCGGCGCTTAATACCCGATTCTCTAATAATCTTTCCGATTGCTGTATGGCTACATCCAAGCTTGTCGCTTATTTGTTGATAGCTCATGTTCCGATCGCGATAAAAACCGATGATCTGTTCTTGATCTAAATTCATGTTTTACTCTTCTACCTCTTGCGGATAATCAATGATTTCATCCTCGATTTTGTAGCCAGTTAAAATGTTTGCATCGCTATAAGCATCAATGGTTATAGCTTTTACTTCTATTGCAGATCGGCGATCGTGTGTTGTGTTGAGATAGTATTGCAAATCAACTTTTTCAGGGAGTAAATCGCAATGATTTAAGACAAATTCTTTGGAATATGTTGAGCGCTTTTTGGAATCCTTTAAGGAACAAAAAACAATCCAATCATCTAAAATGCCTACAATTTCTTCTAATGCAGAAGAAGGAAATTGTAGTATATCTCCAGACCTCAGATTTGATTTGATTGCCATAGAAAGCGGGTAGCGAACCCGCAAAACGTTAATTAATTAATATTCAATGCGATCCGCAAGAGATTCGTTTACTTCTTCCAAGTAAGCGGTAATCCACTCATCTCCATCAAAAGCATCATCAAAATCTTTCTGTGCTGATTCAACCAGTTCAATTACTTTGGGGCTATCGGACTCTTTAGCCCAAGACTCAACTTCTTTGCGATTACCGCCGTATTCGCAGTCTTGATCGGCTTCAAAAGCTAGAACGATTTGATTCCACTGAGATGAAAGATGTAATTCATTCTCTCCAGCAAAATTATCAGCATGATCGCGGACTTGAACACCATCAGCGAAAAACTCAAATCCATCCAATACTCCACCATTCTCGAATTGACGCTGACCGTAACGGGCTTGTGAATCTGCGGTAAATTTACCGTCAATCAATTTAGCCCATATACCCCATGAAGAGTCGTATGAAATGTTGCTTGCGAGTTCTTGTAAAGTAGCCATTGTCTTAATCCCTTTTTGTTACTTGTGTTTGCGGCTTTCTCTCTCAGCCATGAATACATAATAAACCCTATCCCTTTGAATGTCAATTAATTCATAGAGATAGGGTTTAATCTTAATATTTAGTTACGATTACTTTTTCTTTTTCAACCTACCACCCATAGCTTTAGGCGGCAAATCATACATAAAGCTAGCTTGCGAAACAGTGAGATCTAACAACCATTCGCGATCACTGCAATGTGGGCAAGCTTTAAGCTCTCTAACTTCTTGCTGTGCTAGATCTATAGGAAGATCGCATTTTAGGCAAGTGACAAACTGGGTTTTACCTTTTCGCCTAGGTGCTTTTAGCTGTTCAAAATCAATGGTTAATTGGATTTTACTCACTGCCTTAACTCTTCCATCTCAAACTCATACGGCTTAATCTCTTCACTAATCTCACCTTGCGACGATCCGCCTTTAGCAAGGTAGTCAAATTGGCGCTCTGATACTGTCGCCTCTTGTGGTAATGCATACACCTTATTGGCAATGTATGCGTGTAAATGCGTGACGTGTGCATCAGCGTATCCCATTTCACGCAAAGCAAGAGCGATCGGTGAGTTTCTGGGGTACTTAGCGGCGGCTATGTGTGCGGCGGTGACGGTGACTTTGATCATTAATCTTTTCTCCCAAAACTTTGATAAGTTCTAATTGTGAAGCAAAGCCAAATTATAAAAGGTTCACCATAATTCCATTCGCAATACGGTTTAATTCGCCATCTTGATAAATGTAAATGGAACAAAATTGAAAAGCCGTCAATTGGTAATCCGTTGTATTTACCTTTTGGGAATTTCATACGCAATTTTTCAACCTCTTCTGTACTAATTGTTTATACGCTGCTTCTTTGCGCTCTTTCGCTGACATAGTAGCGATCGCAAAGTCTTCAATCTGAACGGGATTACCTAGGCTATCGACAATGCAAAACTCATCGTCTGGATGTTGCTTTTCTAGCCTTTGTTTTAGCTCTGCTAGTATCTGTAATCGAGTTGTCAGCGCTGATGCTATTGTTGTTTCCTTGTGGGTTCTTAAGATTCTGAATTGCTTCACGTTTCTCCTGTACCTTGTTAATCAATTCTGTGAGTGTGACAACGCCCTCTTTACTTGTGAATACGTCGCGATACTCCCATGAGTCAGGCGATCGCAGTTGCCAGCCAACATAGAAGCAAGCGCGACGTATTAGGTCGGGGTTACTGTCTAGGGTTGTTAGTTGTTCTAGCTTCTCCATTGATTAGCTCCTTTGCTCGATTAAAAACTGAGAGATAAAACGGATTACTACTAGATGGATTTTGCATTGTTTTTGCATCATCAACAGCTAGTAAGGCAATACCCATTATTTGAAAGTTGGAATTTTCTGGGATTCCCTCAGCGATTATATTTTGAGCCAAGCTATTGATTACTGATTCGGTTTCAGAGTTGAGTAAAAATTCAATAATCGGATCAATGTTTTTATCCATGATTTTAATGTTAAGGCGACGCAATCGCGCCGCCTGTGTATGTGGGTTAGTAGCTAAAATGGAATTAGGTCATAGTCAATCGCGCCGCTACTTTGCGACGATTGACGGGCTAAAAATCCTCATCTACTACAGGTGTATCTGCACTTTCGCTTGTAGAGAAAGGATTAGCGCCCTCAAATAGCGCCAAAAGGTTTACAGGTGTATTTGCGCTAGCAATCGCCACATCTTCAGATAAGGGCTTAGGAGGCATTGCAATTACCTGATACTTAGTCTCAAGCGCTTTACCTGTGCGGGTTACCTTAAGCCCGTAGTTACGCAAATCGCCATACTCTTCATCCTTCCAGTAACCCCAAAGAGCATCACGGATCGAAGCTTGTGTAATCTCCCAAATCTCGACTTGATTGGTTGTGTAGTTCCACACCTTGAAAGCCCAGAAATGCTTTTGCTTGTCACCTTCACGGATATTTGGAGTAGACTCAAAACGCAATTCGGATCGGACGCATTTATTGTCAGCAGTCCAGTAGCTGTAACCAACAATTGCTTCTGACAAAATACGAAGCTTTGCTGGTTCGCCTTCCTTAATTTTGGTGTAGCTACCGCCTTCAGAATTAGAAGCGGGTGGTTCGTAATTAGATGGAAACATGTTTTTTAGATCCTGCCTTAATAACGGCAATAGGGATAATTGTTTTGCCTTGTTTTACACTCACGCTATGCAAGCAACCTACACTATCGCAGTAGGGGCGGGATGATTAAGCGTAATACTTAGTGATACCGTCAAATGCTTCTTGGATTTCGGGATCAGCGATAAATTCAATCAGCAATTTATCAGCTTCAATATGTGCAATTTCGGGATCTATATCAGTATCTGATAAAGCTTCAAGCTTACTGATTAGTTCTTGTTTAGTCATGATGCTTTTACCTGTGACTAGAGTTAATAATGATCGCCGCCGCAATGGGCGACAGGAACGCGATACACAGCAAATAGATTAGCTGTTGATGCAAGTGGTAGTAGTAATCAGATGGTGTCATTCTTTCCACCATTACGCATTGATACGCTTGCTACATGTTAGATCTTTAGCTGTAGGCAGCCATTGATCGATTTCTGGTGGTAGTGAGTCTTCTTGAGTGGATTCCTTGGGTTCTGTAAATCCTTTTACCTCTAACGCTCTACGCTCAAATGATTTGATGGCGGCTTTAATCTCATCAGGTTTTGTGATGGCGATTGTGTTGGTTGAGTCTCCTGTCTTGACTGTGATGATGAATTGATCGGGTAATCTTAAATAACCTTCAATTACTAAGCCCCAATTTTCTACAAATACTTTTGGTGTGATTTGAATCATTGCCTTGTTAATAATGTTTGTGAGTTGAGCAGTTTTCGCCATGCTCAGGGCATTGGTTAAACGTAATCCCTTGCTATATCGGTCATTGATTCTATATACGCCTCAATGATGCAAATCAAATTATCTGCCATTTCATAAGGAATATCAGCGACAGATTTAAAACCATGATTGCGACATATTTCTGACCTATATTTTTTTACGGAATCGCCATCAATTTGGCTAGCCCTTAATTTGAATTGCCAGTCTTCTAGTTTCATTAGATCAGCGCTCCACATCTATATCTTGCTGACATCGCAAAGTTAGCAGCGCGATCGCTGTCACGATCCATCATGCGATCCATGCGTTGACGTTCTAGACAAACATTAACCGACTCATCAGGATCGTAAAACCATGATGGCTCTTGAATCCTGACTGCCTTAGCGTAGTGACATTGTGGAATATCACGAATTACAGCCGTAATTCTAGACTCCATAACAGGATCGTATTGAACCTCTAGCGCCGATTCAACATGAATGTCATGAGCGTTTTGATGGCGCTCTGCTTCGAGATATGCACGCACATCAAACAACGCTAATCCACCGCCATACTGATTAGATGGAATCATTACCCCATCTCGAAGCAAACGAAACATGGGCTTTTTAGTTGTTCCCATGTTGATAATTTGATAGCCAAGACTAGCGGCTAATACTTCTACCTCATCAAAATCCACAACGGGGGCGCTGTATGGTGTAGCGCATTCGTGCGCTACATGAGCAGGTAGATTGTGTGGGTTGCGATTGTCGTAAACCGCGGTGACGGGAATAAAAAACTTGTCAGTGGTCATTGCGCTTGCCTTGTTGCTTGTGTTTTATCTGTATGTGAAACAGTATAACATGAATAACTCAAAATAAAACATAAAAATAAATTTTCTTTTTGACTCAAAGTATGATACTTTGTAAATGTAGTAATTAGTAAGGCATACATGGCTATTGAAACTAAACAAGTTATAACTGGTAATCGCAAAACCCTGTCTATTCAGGAAGAGGATCTGGAAACTTTAAAAAGGTTAAAGCAGGGCAAAGAGAGTCTTGCTGTTACATTTCATCGGATCGTGGAAGCTGCTGACTTGCAATCATCGGTAAAGAATTAGGAGGTAAGGCATATGCACTCAGTAAAACGTGGTAGACCGTTTAAGCAAATATAAAAAAAGCTGGTAGAGAATATCTACCAGCTTTTTGCTTTTAAGCACCTTTGGTTTGTTCGCTTCAAGCCTCAAATCCTTGCTAGTAAAACTTTTATGGATTCTTGTAAGTCATTCGTTTCAGGCTTTTTTCTTAAAACCTGGTTTTGCTTTTAAGCACTTTTGCTCTGCCAATCATGGCAATCATTAGCAGCGTAAAAGTTCGCTGTTTCCTGTGATGGGACTTCAGTGCAGAGATTGCGTGAGTTGAATCTGCAATTCTCGCAGCTACGGCGCGATCGCCTGTCTTGTGTGGCTGCAAGTAGCTCTGCGAACTGTGTCTGTATCTGATATTCGGTAGGTTGTGTTAATCGCATGTTTTATTTTTTATATTAAAAGCTATACTAAAAGAGCCTTGTTAACTTTGTTACTTTCTGAACTAAAGGCGGATCGCACCACTCTACAGCGATCCGCCTTTTTTATTGCTGATCTTTTTGCTCTATATCGTAATCGCGATCCGATTCTAATCGCGCCTCAATGCCGCTTACTTGTTGCTCTAATTTGGTGACGCGGCTATTTAGTCTATCCCAAATATGTATAGGCATTTGCAATCTTAGAGACTCATTAATTAGCTTGGTAATGTCGATATCTTCACCATTAGCTTTTCGCGCCGCTACGCATTGGATAAGTGCGCTGTAGATATCATCATCAATACGGATAGATCGGGGCGTTCCTGCCATAAGGTTACTCAAAAATAATATTTAGCATAACACTTGACAGTATTTACTACAGACCTGTAGTATTTTGTTAATGTCTCATCAGACATCCAATGGACATCCCATCAGACACTAGCGTTAAGGAGGTAAAACAATTGAAATAGAGCAGTCTTTAAGGGCTTGGGCGGATTATTTTGGCATACCTTTTGGGACTTTTAAGAACAGAGCTAGCCAAATAAAAATCAAAGCCCCATTTACTGAATCAAAAGCAAGACTAATAGCGGCTCACGCTGCTGGCAAAGCTTTAAAAGCCAGAGGTTTTACAGCCTTAGCAGGAAAGAAAAATTACACAAATATTATGGAGAAACTAACAAGTGACTGATCAAGAAAAAGAAGTGATGAGACAAGCGCAATCTAACGCTCCTAGTACAGCACCTAAATCAGACAAGAAAAGCAAAAACACTAAGAGCGTGTCTTTAACTGCTGATGAACTAAAGCAACAAACATCAGAACAGATCGGGGCTTTGGCTACATCGGTTACTAATCCCATGATGGCGGCTGTAAAAAAGACGGCATCACAAAAAATCATGCTTGAAACAGTTCAGTCCATGCCTGATATTTTGGCGGATGCTAACGCAGGGTTAGAGGATTTTTTCGGTTCCTTCGAGCCAGAGACGCTGGCTTTCGATTTGACGATGAACCAATTACCCCAATCAGCACAACTTCAACTCAAGGCGGCGTAAACACCATGTACGAAGTACCCACTGACACTATTGTTGATTCTCAACAATTCACCGCACAACCAAATACAGCAGCCCCTATTGTTGCGATTAATCACGGTGGTGAAGTTAATCAATATCAGTGGGTAAGCCCTCGCAATATCGCTTTGATTGCTGGTGGATTGGTTGTGTTAGTCATTGGCGCGATCGCCATGCGTAGCACTGCGATAACTACTGATCAAGTGATTAAGGTTGAGCCGTTAGCTCAACCTACCGTAAAAGCCGAAGAAGTCAATAAAGCCATTCTTGAAAGAAGTATCGAAGATTTAAACACATTAATCTTTTTGACTAACGAAAGACTAGCAAAAGATAAGCCAGCGCTTCAAAACGAACGAGCGAAAGAGATTACTGCATGGGGTAACAAACTAGTTACCGACAGAAACAGTAGTTGCTATAAAAGCGTTTATCAGCGCAAATGCTTTATTAGTATTTTCCTTAAAGAGCAAATTGAGCGATATAAAGACGCTTACCGTTCTCGCAAATGGGAAGAAGCAAACAAAGCTTTGTTCCAGATTGAATCAGCGAGAATTGCTTGGGTTGGATCTGGTGATCTTCCTTTGGATGGTGACGCAACTGTTTCAGCAATACGGAATGAACTTGAAAGACGAATTGAAGTTGAGCAACAAAGCGACAACGCGATCGCCGCCGAAATGTTTGGAGGTAAGCAACAGTGAAAGCTTTACCTTACGCTCTGAGCTTTGTCTCTAACTGTATTGCTACTGCACTCTTGGCTAATCCTATGCCCTATGTGGTGCAAAATCAGGCTGAGATAGGGCTAGTATTACAGAAATATGCAATCGACAAGGAGGGCTTAGAGCTTAATTATCGCAGCTATAACAATCCTGTGGCGATGGGAATAACTGGAGCGATCGCGTTAGTTTCTTTTGGTTTTATGGTCAAAGAGCTTAGCGATAAGCCATTGATTCAAATGCCTACACAGTCAGCACAAAGCACTCAAGCGCCGCAATTTGTGAATAATGTTAATGTTCGCAATGTTGCTGTTAGCCGTCCTAGTCAAGAGCGCACTCAATCAAAGCAAGAATACACGCCTGATTTGGTTCCAACAGATAGCGATCCATATGCATGGATGGAAACATTGCATGAAGTGAATTGCTTACTGATTTATGGTGAACAAGGCGCTGGTAAAACAACCTATGTTGAGTATGAAGTGAAATGCAGAAAAGAGCTAAGACATCAGATCTTAGTACTTGATCCTCATCGTGAATATGGCGCTTGGGACGGATTGGAAGTGGTTGGCGACGGCATGAATTATCAAGCAATTGATGATGAGCTTGGCAATATTAACGCCTTGATTAAAAGTCGTTATGAGCAACGCGCTACCATTCCAAACTTTAACCCTCAACCAATGACAATCATTTGCGAAGAGTTCACAAAATGGAGTGCTAAATGCCCTAATTCAGATGATTTCTTTTCAGCCTCTTTGTCGGATTGCCGAAAAGTTAGAGTTCATGTTGTGTATGTTGCACACGCCCGAACAATGGGAGCTTTAACCAAAAAAGTAGGCATGTCTGCAATGTTTGAAAATGGCTCTACCAAGTTAGAAATCTTAGGCAAAAAGAATGAACTTGGCAAAACTATCCCTAGCGGTTTTGCTGACTTGTACGATTCAAGAGATAGCAAACCCAAACGAGTTGCTATTCCAGATTTATCAAAATCTGAACCGCTACCAGAAAACGTAATCGATTTAAACAAAAGGAGAACTGCATAATGAGCAACCTTACACGCTACGCAAACCAAGCAAAAAATACCCGTGATATTGATCGTGATGGCGACGGGCAAATTGACGGATTTAACTCGCACGATCGCCCTCGCTATAACATCGATTGCAATACAAGATCGTCTATCTGGGTTTGGTTTAAGTCTGGATTTAAGCTGGCTTGGTTTTACCCTATAAGCTTTACAATGTTTTGCCTTTGCATGTGGTTTGTAGTCCGTCCTATCTTATTTACAGCGCCCGTCGCATTACTCAGAAATAACCCCAAGCAGCTTACAACGGCTGAAGCTGGCGGCGAACTTAACGCGCTTACTAATAATGTAGTTGTTGGAGTTCGAGGCTTTGCTGGTACTTCACTGGAAGCTGTACAAGAGTCCCAAATCAAAGCTAATACTGAGAACAGTGATCGCCGCCCTGCCGAAAGCTTGATTCCTAAAGCTAAAGTAACCTTTGTAGATAACTAAACGATATGCGTAAATCAGCATTTCTCACTACAGGCGGATTTATTTTGTCTGTAGTGATTTTTTTAGGAGATATGACTAAGCAAGGCTATTGGGCTTTTACCGATGCAAACGACATTAAAAAAGCGCTTCCTACCTTTAACTCACAGCAATTCGCACAGCTACTCACAGGCAACGATCAAGGGTGCTTAATTAAGGGCGCACAGACTCAAAAAGTAACTCGTAGCCAAATCAACACACTACGAAAACTAACAGACTTAGAACAAGCTAAAAACCTACTAGGAAATGCGTATTGTCAAACAGCCACAGGGCTTGTGTACCTAACAGAATCAGGAAAAAGATTAACGGTAAGAATAGATAAGGCATTGGATTATGACTTTGATTCAGAATCGAAATCGCTCACCAACAAAGAGCGCTCACCCTCAAAAACAGATGGAAGCGCTGATTACTTACTGCACAGAAGATTATCAACACCAAGTCCTAAGCCAGAAAGAAAACCAACTCAAAACCAATAACTTTATCCGTTTGGTTGCGTCTGGTATTTTGCTCTCATTTGTGGTGATAAAACCTTTTAATTCTGTTGGTGAATGGGGATGGAGACTCGCTTCCATCCCTACTTTTGACCCTACTGGAATAGAGAAAAACTTCTCACAACTTAATGAAGACAAGGGCTTTAACCGTACATTTAAGCAAGGCGACAAAATCTTGCAATGGGAGATAACGTCACCATTTGGAGATCGCGTTCATCCTGTGACTGGCGAGATCAAAAAGCATACAGGTGTAGACGTAAGTACACCAATAGGCACTCCGATCTATGCAGTAGGAAGACCTCGCAACGCCTTCGATATTGGCAAGATGTTTGACGATGAGATTATTAGAGTTGAATGCCAAGATCGTGAAGGAGTAACGGCTGGAGGTACTACAGCGATCGCCACTAGTTCGCTAATGCCAGAACATCGTTTTCATTACTATCACTTGGATACATGTAATGAAGGCGGCTTTGCTAGCGGCGCGATAATTGGTACTACTGGCAATAGCGGCACATCAACAACAGGCGCACATCTTCATTTTGGTGTTGAATTCAAGGGTCAATTCATTGATCCGCCTAGTGGTTTTTTGCGATGGACTCTTGAGGGCAAACAACCGCAACAAACGGAAACAAAGCCAATTGTTGAGAAGTTACGCAATGCGATCGCTGGTCAAGAATCGAACCATGATCCAAGCGCTGTCAATCCCCATAGCAACGCCCTTGGTTATGGTCAAGTCATGCCAGAAAATATCAAGGAGTGGTCAACTCAATGTCTTGGTAAGCCACTAACTGAAGATGAGTTTATTAAGTCCAAAGAGAAGCAGGTCAAGATCATTGATTGCAAGCTTACAGAGTATTTGGAGTCAACTAAAAACGCTCCTGATTTTGATACTCAAATCCGCAAAGTAGCATCAATGTGGTATAGCGGCGATCCTACCCTGTACGACAATCCTAGACCGCAAACCTATGGCGCTGGTGATTATCCAAGTATTCGAGATTACACAACTACGGTATTAGGGAGATTTAAAAAGCAATGATCTACCTAATTTTGATCTTAATCCTCATATATTGCTACTTCTACTATTGGCGATCGCCATACAAAATAATCAAGCATTGCGATGGCGACACCTCATGGGTAAAGCCACTATTCGGGCGTAAATTCAAAGTTCGATATGCTGTAATTGATGCCAACGAATCTAGACAAGCTGGAGGGAAAGAAGCGACTCAATATCTAAATAGAATCTTGCCGATAGGTTCTAGAGTTGCCATCGTTCCCACATCAAAGCACAAAAGCTACGATCGCGACATGATTGGCACTGTATACCACAACTTTAGGAACATTAATCTAGCTATGCTAAAAGCTGGCTATGCAGTGATTGACCCGCGATACTTGACTGCTGATATACAAGAGCAGTACACCAAGGCTCAAAACAGGGCAAAAGCTCATAGGCTTGGCAGATGGGGGCATCCCTCGCAGTATGCGGAAATGCCTTGGCAATTTAGAAAAAGAACAATGTGCAGAAGATGACGATGGAAACCCCAATAACGCCCGCGCAAGCCTTAAAGCTGTATCTCCGCTTACAGGAAATACCAAACCCGCAAAACATAGTAATAACGCCAAAAACTAGCCATTATTACTACAACAAAAAGACCGATAAATATTATTTAGGACAAATGCCATGACAAACCAAAACGGCGCTATTTATTTGATTAAGCGCGTAATTTATGAGCAGATTTGTAGGCTCGATCCTAGCCAGTCTCTTTAGCTTTTAAAGCTCTTCTCAACTCCAAAAAAGCAGACGCAAATTCTTCTTTGACCTGAGTTGAGAAGAGCTTTTGATTTTTCTCAATCCTATCAAGGCGATCATCCAATAAGTCCAACGCCACTCGAAATTCAGCAGCGTAAACTTCAATCACTGAAGCTGTCTCTTTCGGGATACTGGCGATCGCTTCCTTCAAAGCTTTTAAAGCTTCGCTATTATGCGTTGTAGCTTTGATTAAATCCTCAGTTGCTTGTACCTGTGATTCGCTTGCCCTTGATAATGCTTGTGTAGAGTGAGCATTTGCTGTTGAGGATTGGATTGCATCGCCTACTAAATGCAATAAGTCTTTGATTACAAATTCTGAGGAATCTGCGCTGTGCTTTGCAATCTGGGAAATCGTATCGGCTAACCCTTGATTAATATCAATCTCCGCTTCCAGTTCTTGTCCTTTGCGGTTTTCAGCTTGCAATACTTTGCTAGTTCTTACCCCTGCAAATTGCTTAGCTATTTCGCCCCATGGCATCCATTTCCCTATCAAAATACTTACAAGGGAAATAACCACACCTGCACCACCTAAGCCAACAATAGGAACGTCATTACTATTAGAGTTAGCTCCGCTATTTGGCGTAGGCTGTGACTGTGTAGCAGGGGCTACAGCGATATAAGATTTCATTATCAAAGCAATAGGGAAAGTATTACAATGATTATGGCACTTTTTGAGGATTTTCGCATGAATAGCACATCATGGCTAACTGTTTTGGGCGCTGTCGCTGGAGCTTCTGAGATTGCAATCTCTAAGAATATTCAACCCGAAATAGCATCTGTTGTTTTTGGAATGAGTTTGCTAGGGATGGGGATTTTAGGTAAAGGAATCGAGAAAAAATAGACACAAAAAAGCGGCAATTAACGCCGCTTTTTTGTGTGTTAGTTGATTTTGCTGATATAAAACCCAATCTGAGAATGCAACGAAATGTAACCGTTTTAATTAAACTTGCAGCCAAGTAGAACCAGTTTCGCGCTTAAACTGCAAAGTAAAATTTAAATCCTCTCCAAACAAAACAAAATTAACGCTACCTTCGCTATCTGAAAAATCTTCTATGTAAAGATCTTCAGTTGTTTCAGGATCTGAGCCGATCGTGTAAGTGTTATTTACTAGAATCCGCTCAGAATCAATCAGTCCGTATCGAGCAAAAAGATCAATCCAATAACCAAAAGCAGAAAATTGTAAGAAGACTTCTATTCTTCTTACAATTCCAAGAGGTGACACGGAGCCTGTCAATCCAGATATAGCTAAATCTGCACTAGTAGCGGTAGCATCTACAAATTCGTAAGGATCGGTATCTAAATCGCTATAGCGATAATACCCAGTTGCAGATAAAGTATCTATTGGTGGGGCGTAAGGATCTGGATCGCTAAAATCAAAAATATTAATTATTACAATATAGTATAAATGCTGATTACTCTTTAGGGTTTTCATCTCCAAAAAGTTATTTTTTTTGATAATTTTTCCTTTTTGCTTGTTATTTGTTTTTAGCTTAAAAGTTAGCAAATCTGTTGTAGGGGGTATACCTCCTACAAAACGAATTAACCCGTATTGAGGTAGTCTTGTAAATTTTGCGGTGATTTTCTCTAGGCTTGTAAAAGCAGGGGAATCTCCTCCCACGGTGTCTACACTTAGAAGCATGTAGCTCCTAAATGAATTATTTGATTCAAGAGAAATATCTATTTGGGATTTTAAAGATCTCGATTCGTTAAATTTAGTTATTGTTTCGCCATCAAGAAAACTGACAAGATCGCGCCCTTTTACGCCGCAAACTAAATGAGCGTAAGATGATATAAGCGAACTAAAAGAACCATTAACAGCATTTGAAATCGTTACAAAAACCACTGCTTTTTTTTGTGATTCTCTATGATATTCAATGGCAAAGTTACCAAATGTTACCCATACAAAAGTAAAAGTATTATCAATGAGTTCATAAGTGATTTCGCCATCTCCGATAAAAGCTCTAATCGTTAGATCGGTAATCGTGTCTCCTTCTAAAATAATTTCTTGCTCTAAGGAATAATCCTCAATTGCAGCTCCAACAAAATACATGTAGTTCAACCCCAAATAATATTCGGCAACATCAGGGGGGATGTCAGCAATTGGGGTTTCTGGGGGATTGTTTTTAGCGTCTACTCGTTGTAAAGCACCTTGGTTAGATCGCAAAAATACACGCTCACCAATTGACAAAGAAGCATTACTAATCAAATTAAATCCGCTATTCGTTTCGCCATTGATCGCTACTCTATCAGTACCATCAACAGGATCAATCCCCTGATAGGTTGCAAATGGGTTTAGTAGCCCGTCACGTTTTTCTTTTGCGTATTGATTACGCAATCGGTCAATTTGTGATTGGCTAGCCTTGCCAGCTACTGCATCAAAAAAATCTGTCATTGAGGCGCTCTAAAGTCTGCAAAAGTTGTGTAACTATTCTTAGTACTAGACAAAGAAACTTGCGATGGCGGCGCTCCAAAATTACCGAGATTTGCGGCTTGTATGCCGCCGTCAGCAGTGGTAACAATAAATTCACCTGTATTAGAATCAAATCCTGTTACCGAGCCAATCTGTATTGGCTGTGGCAAAGATGATTTCTCGGATACAGACTTTAATCGATTGATTTGCGCTTGAGTCGCGCTTGCGATGACAGAAGTAAAAAAATTAGACATTTCCTAAACTCACTCTAAAATTACCAGCAGGGATTATAAGCTCTTGACCAACAGCAATATTTTGAGTTGACACTGAACTAAAAACAATTAGATTAGTGGAATTAAATAAAGCGACAGAATTAAAGCCAGTAGCGGCGGCGATCGCATTGCCATAATCTATATTATTTGTAGCCTGAATTTGGCGCGTATTGCCTACAGTGCTGATCGAACTCCATCCACTACTAGGGATTGAAAATCTTCCACCTGTAGCAACTGTAGATGTAATTTCAGTGATTGTGCCATCGGCGGCGATCGCTGTTGCAAGCGCTAATTGATTGCTAGTTGGAGCCGTACCCGCGCTAGTGCCAGTAAGCCATCCTAGTTGTAAATCTCTTGCGTAAATACTCCAGAATAGAATATCTAAATCAATGATTACATTGCCAGCCGCCCTTGAAACACTATCACCATTGCCAAAACTTAGAAGCTCAGCAATGCCCAAACTATTGCGAAAAGGGAATCCGCCTAAAAAATTGCCACTGGTTGAGGCATCCCAAAACCCAAAATAAGGCAGATTGGAGCCAGCCGCGATCGATGTCCCAAAATTTAAAGATGCTGTGCTAGCAATCCTTCGATTATTCCCTACAGTAGCAGGGGCGCTAAAGTTACTAGAAGTGTACGAAGCTCTACCACTAAAGTAAGTACCTGTTACCTCATTAGCACCTGTGAGAGCAGGATCGGCGCTGTGTATGCTTGCGTATAAAGTGGTAGGGGCTGTACCCGCGTTGGCTCCCTTAAAATGATGATTAAGGAATTTGTCGATAAAGTAGCTGGAAAGTCCCATGATTTTTCACCTATAAAGTAGCTAACCCGATCATTGTATCTGGCTTGATTGGATTGTAATTAATATACAAATCTGATAAGCCGATCATTATGGAAGGGGCGATCGGGTTGAAACTTATACGTAAATCTGCAAGCCCGATCATATTAAAGCTGCCTAGCGTAATCGCAACGGGGCGGGATATCACCGTAGGGGTGCTAGCGGGGGCTGTACCAACTTCGATACCGTTAAAAACTAACCATGCTTCTGTCCCATTTAATCCCCATTTAATGCAATCTAATTTTAAGTAATAAATTAAATCTGTATCAGTAACAGCTACATCCGCAAAAGGCTTAAAAGCATTGCCCAAAGCCGTGTCAGTAATCGCGCCGCCAAATTGTTGACCATAAGCACGCCCTGATAATATGCGATTAAATCGAGAGCCATAATCAACTAATTGAGACTGTTCTACTGTGTAGGGTACATCTATTGTTTTTTGCCTAGGACGGTACGGATCGGCGGCTAATTGCTGTGCAAATATTTCTGCTTTTAGTTGCACTTCTCCCGTAGTATTTATGCTTGCATCACCAAAATTTGTAAGTGGACCAGATGTGTCTGGCTCGGTAATATCAGATTTTCTTGCAAGAAACGTTCGTGGATTTGATGGATTCTGATCTGGATAAGTTACCCCGTAAGATTCATCAATTATTGTCCTTTTACTCCATAACCCATCTTTTATTTTTGTCCATACTATTGTTGTGATTCTGAACAAAACGGGAAACGTTCGTGGATTCTCTGGCTGCTGATCTGGGAATAGTACCCCATAAGCTGAAATCTCTCTGTATTCAGTCTTGTAAACAATTCCTTTATCAAGAAAATAAATAGTTGTATTTTTTGTTTTTTGAACTAAAAACGTTTGTGGATTTGATGGATTCTGATCTGGATAAGTTACCCCGTAAGCCTCGTTAATTATTTCTGTTTTTGTGACAAGGTTCCCATTAGTTGCGACATCAAAAACAAGGATAGTTTGAGATTCCAAAACGGGAAACGTTCGTGGATTCTCTGGTTGCTGATCTGGAAATAGTACCCCATAAGCCTTAATGCTAGTTGTAATTTTAGGATCGGTATCAATAGGTGTAATCGTTTTTACCGTACCTGTGACGATCAATTTCTCGACTGGCTGCTCAGCAATATCACCAATAGAATCCCACGATCTCTCGTCAGCCCCGATCGCATAAGAAGCGATCGCACTACCAGAATAGATGGCACTGATAGGCTCTGCGATTACCGTACCAGCGCTATTGCACCGCAAATAGTACCCTGCACTATCAGCGATCGCCCCTGCAAATCCAATAAAATTACCAGTCTGTTTAGGCAGTGGATAAGGAATAGGATAGGGCATAGAACTTATGCTGTGGCTTACCCCAATGTAATCCAAGATGTTGCCAATAATCACACTGCGATTAAGCGGCGTTCCTGCGGTGATTCCTGATATATCCTGATTTGGCTCTGGTGGAAAGTTTTCCAAAGCTAATCTACAGCCAATTTCTAGGAATAGTTCTAATATGCCATCCATATTCCTTTTTGGCTTTTGAGGCATTTTTAGCAAATACAAAGCTTGCCCACTACAAGGCAGATAAGTAAGCGTTCCTGATGTATTTGCAATTCGGATCGTGACTAGTTGACCCCGTTTCCATTGGCTAGGGTTAAGTCTAGGATTGGGTGAACTTGGTACTGTTGAATCGTAGCGAGAAATCTTAAGATTAATGGAGCCTGTGACTGGCATTAATCCAGTTCCAACCTCATATTCTGGATAACCCAAAATTATTCCAGAATCAAAGCTAATCCAATTAGTCCAATTTTGCGATCCTATAATTAATTCGCATCTACGTGAGGTGAGATTAACTGTCATTAGATCTTCACCCCAGTCTCTTGCAACTCAATGATCGCAGTCACGTTACCTACACCTGTATCCACCCCGAATGTAGGCTCTGTAGGCATGTAGACTTGCAGTTTTGGATAGTAATTAACACCGCCGTTTTGTTGAGTAACAGTGCCTACGGATGATCTGGTTTTAGTCGCTGATGTTTTGCCCTCTTCAAAGTACAGAGTAATCTCATCAGTAAGTTCCATGTATGGCGATCCTGTTACCGTCTGCAATTCGCGACGCATCTTATCAGCAGTTGCCCACATAGCCTTAAGCTTTAGATGATCAACAATCGACACCTTGCTTTGAATGTTGTACGTTTGCGGATCTTCAAAGCTAATGCCTGAAATCTGGAAAGCACCATTTACGCTAAAACTCCCATTACCTGAAAGTCGAGAGCTTTCCCGTGGCGGCTTGTCTTCTAAGAACTTGCGAAACACAACAGACATCACAACGCGGATCGAGTGCGTACCAGATCCGCCACTTAGGCTTATTGGTGTTCCTGCTTCACTAGTGGCGACTGCGATCGTAGAGCCAATACTCACAACATAGTAATCAGTATTAAGCGCTAATCCCGTTGGCAGCGTGCCTGTAGTCGTAAATCGCACAATATCATCAACTGCAAAAACTTGAGTTGATGGGGTAATGGCGCTACCACTAAACGTAAAGGTGTAGGAGCGTCCAAAATATCGTAATGTGAGATCGCTGATCGCCATGTTGTGAGACTAGGGATTTTGCTTAATTATCGCACATTGATTTGTGCTACATTCTAGATGAGTAAAGAAATTGAACAAAGAGTAAATTTTAAAGAGGTGTAGCGGCTAGAGATTTTTTATGGTTGTGTTTAACTACTTTGATTTTTTATGAGAATTTGTGTAAGGCGATCGAGAGGTCGTCTTTTTTGTTGGAAAACTTGCAACTAAATTGGTTGACAAATAATCGATATCAAGTGATAATTAGATATCAGCTAATTTAGTTACATTTATTAACGAGTACAAGTCATGACAGCCCTATGCGATCGCCCAAACCTAACCGCTGATAAGTTGCGCCACATGCTCTCATTGGCTATGCCATCGCTAGAGTGGGCAGGCGGCTTTGATTACGTTACTAATAATGGTGATTTTATCAAGTACTATCCCGATGCTTTACCACAACACAGATGGCAATTGACAGAGATTTTACTTGACTGTGCTAACTATCGTCACACTCGCAAAGATGGTAGCCAAGGGCGCAAAACTAAGCGTGTTAGCAAGCGGTTTGAAACCTTGCTAGATGCAATTACTTATTATGAAACGGAGATTAAAAAATGAATATCAACTGGAATCAAGAAGCAACAAAAGAAAAAGAGGCGATCGTCAAAGTTCTATGGCGCGACTACCTCAAAGCCAATCCAAACCTAAATAGCGAAGAAAAAGAATCTCGCTTAATCGGTTTCCGCGCCGCCTTGCTTGCCAGCGAATCTATTACCTACCCTTGGATGGAAACAAATGAATAATTCCGTGAAAAACACTTTGATTTCTGAAATCAAAGATCTACAAGATGCTTTGACCTTGATCTTGTCAAGACTCGAAAATAATGCAGCAATCGGTAAAAACATGGTTGTTGATGCCAACAAAATAAACAACGCTTTAGGAAGATATCAAGCTTTAACTGAGGAAATTAATCATGATTGAGAATACACCATGCGATGGCTGTGGTACTACCACTGGCGGCTATACCACAAAAGAAATGGATTGAAGAAGATGAGTAAAATCGTCTGTAACTGCGGTCACTACTACGTCAAAAACGGCAAAAACAAACATGGCGATCAAAAGTATCTATGCAAAAAGTGCGGCTCTAGTTTTACTGACAGCGATCGCAAAGTTGGAAGACCGTGTTTGTTTGATATTCCATTGACAGGGGCGGAAAGATCAGAGCGTAGCAGGGCAAAAGCTAAGATTTGATGTACCGATGGCGATCGCGAGGTCGTCTTTTTTTGTGTGCAAAATTACTTTTATGACGCTATGCGATTGCAAAAATCAAGATGGGACATACAATCTTGAGAAACTGACTATTTGGGCTAAAAATAATAAAATCCCAATCAATCCCAAAAAGCCTAAAATCCCCCGTATGGAAATACGCCCGAATAATCGCGTATTTGTCCAATGGACAGCAGATCACGCTTTTACGGTGAACTATGCCAAATTGTTACGCTAAAAAATCTTGAATATTCTTTTTTGCTTCGGTGAATGTATATCCCATATATTCACCTTTTTCATCGAATGTGCGCGGTATATCAGGGAATACATACCATCCTTTGTGTGGTACATATCTAGCCGTCCAGTCATAATGAATTGGCTTTTTTATTTGATTGATTAAACAATTTAATCGCTCTGTTTGAGTCGCAGCCATGTTTTGAAAATTATCAAATTTGAATTTAATTGTATGCCAAAACTTAACCCCGCAAATCCCTATCACAGCGATCGCCATTTCTGTGTTAAGTGTTGGATGATCGCTGTGATGCTAATACCAATAAACCTTAAATATGCAATTTGGGTTTTAGCTAACCTCTTGTATTTAAGACGCAATGGTGTACAAGCCAAATCAGGAGCAGTGCAATATCGTTGCAAATGTGGCTTTACTTGCACCGATGGCGATCGCCCCGCACATCGCCCCCTATTAGGTGATCAACCTTTGTCACAAGTTGAGCGCAATCGTAGGTATAGAGCTAGGAAGAAAGCTGAAAAATGCTAAAATGTTAAGGCGACCGCTATTTATCACTGCGATCGCCTAAAGCTTGTTATCACGCAAGCTATCCACATACCTAAAGAGACTAGATATATGTCTGAACTTATTGTATCAATCAAAAACGACATTTCAGATCTATTAGATCAATGGCTAAATGCTGAACGCAATGGTGAACAATTCCCAGTACCATTTGACTCTTACCCTGAATACGGGTTTACTAATGCTTTGCTAGCTTTGTCTCGTATCAATGAATTATCTCGAAAAGTAAAAACAGGTGAAAAAGAAGCTTTTCGCCGTTTATCTAGAAAGGTTTATGAAATAGAGGTTTGGCGGCGTAGTTTTGTCATGCAATCCGAAACACACCACAATATTTTGATCGAGATGTGTGATGCGGTTCGCTGTTCTATTAATCATTCTCAGAGTATTAGTCCTACAAAACCTTTAAATGGTCACGTTTACTTTCTGTTTGATCGTGAAGTAAATATCGTAAAAATTGGATGGTCTACCGATTGGATGAGTCGAGTTTCAACTATTAGAGGTTCTTACCCTAGAGGTCTTGAGGTTGTAAAAATCATTGAATCTACAAGCTCTAAATTAGAGTCGGATTTTCACAAAAAATTTAAGGTTTATCGACTTAACGGAGAATGGTTTAAGAACGAAGGAAAACTTAATAGTTTTTTGTTCCCTAAAAAATAAAATGACAGTAACCGCCAAAAGTGGATAGGTGAGTGACATCATGGAACAATTCGACATCACGCAAATACTACCAAGGGCAGATCCCAAAGCCCAAAGCCCAAAGCCCAAAGTACACAACCCATTCCCATTCGACACAAAGCGGCTAACTCAGCGCTTGATTCGTGAGCATTATCCAGAGTTGGAACATCGGTTAAATGGGGATTAGTGCAAAACTATGTAATAATTAAAAGCGATCGCCTTTATCACAGCGATCGCCCGATTCGGTTATCAGTCGAATCTATCCACATAACCTAGTAAGAGGTCATATGTCTGACAGTATTTTACTCTCATCTGCAATCTATAAATTCACTCTTAATAAGATTGGCTATCATCTTGATTACAATCCTAATTCTGAGTTTCCTTATGTTGTTTCCGCAAAAGATTCTACAGGTGCTATTCACTCTAAAGCTAATACTGATTTAGCGATCGCGCTCAATGAGTTGTTTGAGGTGGTGAAGTAATGGGAGAAGCTAAAAGACGCAAGTTGATTGATCCTAATTATGGGAAAGCAAAAAGCCATCTAGAATTCAATGGTTTCTATGAGATCAAAGAGTTGCCTGATCTTTCAGATGCTATTAAAAATCATCCATCCGCGCAAAAAATCAAATGGTTTTGTTTTATTCCTTTTTGCAACATTCAAACACCTGATGTCATAGGATTTGTTTTGTACACTAAAGATCTTAAACAATCATGCCTTATTTCAATTAATGACGGATCTTGGTTGTCACTTTTTGGATTTGATGAGCAAAGCATAATAAATCAGGCTTTGCACTACAGAAGAGGACTATTAACAGATAGCTTGAGAGCTAAATTTAATATGCCTCGCGATTCAGTTATCTGTTATGTATAAGCTGTTAAAATAGAATCAATAAAACCCGCCAAGCCTCTAAACTATGCTCAAACTGGCGGGTTACTCTTTTTAAGCTAAAATCATGAAGCAAGGTTAAACCCTATTCATTAGCGTTGAGTCAAACCCTTGCAACACAAAAAAAGCCGATCAACAAGCGATCGGCTTTTTTTGTGTTTATCATTTAAGCCATTTGCAGAGAGCTAGAGGGCGGCTTGATAAGTAGAAATTACCAGTAAATAGATGATTGCATGTTTACCGAATAATTGCAATACTCACTTCATCTTTGCGATCGCCTCTAGCAATGCATCGATCATCTTATCTTTCCTGTGCATTTGGTCACACAAAATGTTGATTTCATCAGTGCTTATCTCATCAGCAGTTTCTACTATTTGGCTTTGATTTTCAGGATGTGATTGAGTTTCAACCATGCTCAGCCATTGATCAAAGGTTATCTGCTTATCAGGATTCACAGCGCAAAATTCTGTATATAGCTGAATCATGTGACGGGTAATTGCAACGCGCTCCTTTGGATAAAGGTCTATCGTATAGATTTTATTTTCGATTTGCAGATTAAAGAGCGTCATAGGTTAGTCCAAACTTTTAGATATATTACATACTCAGCGCCATAGATCGCGCTAGCTCTTTCTGTACTTGTAACCCTACCTCTACAGCATTAGTAGCAGCCGTGGTGACATTTACGTTAAAGGTTTTGTTACCTCCAGAATTGTTGTTCATGATCTGCTTAGTCTGATTCGCTGGTAGCACATTAGAGCCTCTAGGCAATGTCACAAGCTCAGCACCTTGTTCCCCTACCAGCGCTATACCGCCTTTAAAGTTGGTAACGCCACTCGCAAAAGCAGGAACTTTACCCACGCCTACAGCGCCGCTAAGTGGTGATGCACCTTTTGCGACTGATAGAGCGCTGATAATCTGCTGTGCAGACTTACCAAGGATTTGCTGTATCTCAATCGCAGACGCTTTATCTAGCGCCCTTTGTTGCTCCTTAAACGCTCTCTCACGTTCGATCTTTGCGTCTTCAAAGGCGCGATCCTTAGCTAGTTCAGCATCCTTTTGCTTGATTTTTAGCGCTTCTAACTCAGCATCAGCAGCTTTTTTGAGTGCATTGTCTTCATTAGTTTGCTGTAGTTGCAAAGCTCTCTCTTCGGCTGCTTGCTGCTTTTTGATTGCTGCAAGTTCACCCGTTTCAAAGGCTAACTTTTCGGCTCTCAGTTCAGCTTCGATCTTTTGCTTTTCAGGTTTTAGTACTGATGTTTCAAAGGTCAATGCCTCAGTTTTTTGTTGTGCATCAAAAGCTCGCTTAGCCTCTTGCTGTGCCAAATCAAAAGCTTTCTCACTTTCTTGCTGTGCTAATAGTCGTTTAGCGTCCTCAGCTTTGTCGAGTTCAGCTTGCTTGACTCTGTTAGCTTCAATCAAAGCATCTAGAGCTAGCTGTACTTTTGCCTGTTCCTCCTTAGTGGCAATTGCAGACACTTGGGCTAGCTGTTTAGCCTGTGCAACTAGCTGTTCTTGACTTTGCACACCGCCCTGACCTTGTTGCGCCGCCTGTGTTCTGATGCGATTTTCTTCTGCAAGTTGAGCCGCTAATTTGGCGCGATCCTCTGGGTTAGCAGTGGCGATCGCACCCTCATCGCTAATTAGCTGTTTAGCTCCTGATGTAGCTTCACTCGCTTTTTTGTCACGCTCTGCACGGGCGTTAGCAAACGCCTCATCCGCTTTACGTTGTTTTTCTGCACGCGCTTCTTTCTCAGAGTTGAGGCGATCCTCAAACGCCTGTTTAGCGTTTTGTTGCCTAGCCTCAAATGCTTGCTTACGGTTTTCTAGCGCTTGTTCAGCAGCTTGCTTACGCTCGTTTTGAGCGTCTTCAAAACTACGCTGTTTAGCTTGCAATGCTAAAGCCTGACGCTCTTTTAATGCCTCAGTTTCTAGCGCTTGTTTACGATCTAGTTCGCCTTTTTTGAGTGCGTTTTGTTCCTCGATGGCGGCGATCGCCTTTGCATTTTCGCGATCTTGCTTTACTTTTGCATCGTCAAAGGTGCGCTTGATATTTTTCTCAGCGTCTTGGTTTTGGGTTTCTCGTAACTGTTTAGCTCTATCTCTCTCAGCTTCAGTAACACTTTTGATAGTGTCTTCTTCTTTTTTGAGAGCCGCAATTTTTTGATCTGATTGGGCGATCAATGTTTTCCTAGAATCAATTTCTAATTTATTGGCAGCTTGATCTACTCCTTTTTGTTTACCAATAGCCTCCAAATCAGATACTTCCTGCTTTAACCTAGCGCTGGTAGCTTCTAATTGTTTTTGATACTCTTTCTTCTCTTCTGTAGATAGTTTGGTAGCTTTACGCTCAAAATCTATGCCAGTGCCATATTTGCCAATAAGATTTACGGCTGGCTGAAAACCAGCGTTAAGGGTCGTAATCGCATTACCATAAGCGATCGCTGTTTTTTGGGCTTCTAATTGTTGCTGTGTAATAAAACCAAAACTACTACCAAACTTAGAAGCCCCTGACTCAGCGCCGATTAAGGCATTGCTTAAGTTTGTAATGGCAAGCGCCGCCCCTTGGATCGGATTTTCTACTTTATCAAAACCTCCCCCTAGCTTGTCTGTAAACGATTGAGATGTAGCGGTCGTTTGTTTTAGTTTTTCGTCTACAGCCGTGCTTTTGTTTAGGATTTTATCGAATGCGTCCTCAGCTTTGTTACTGTTGATTTCTCCAAATAAATTAGCTGTATTACGTACTGATTCAAACGCAAGAAAGATCGCTCCCAAGGTAAGAGCTAATGGCGCGATCGCCACAATAATAGAGGTTATTGAGGCTACTGCTTTAATTGCTAAAGTGCCAAATAAAGCACCTGTACCAACCAACAAACCACCTATGCCTTTTAAGGCGACTGTCAAACTAACTGAAGTGGTAGCAAAAGTAGTTAAAGAGGCTATTGATGCTTTAGTAGCGACAGCAAAAGCACTTGTAGCGATTGTTCCTGCGTTTGTGGCGGCTGTCGCTACCGTAGTCTTGGCGGCTGTCGCACTTGTAGCAACGCCTGCTAGTGTTACCTCTTTAGCTAAAACTGCATTAGCTGTGGCTGCGGTTCCTGTGGCTGTCGCAAATGCACCCGTAACAAGTGTATTTGTGGCGATCGCCGCACCAATAGATTTAAAAGCTGCAATTGTAGGAGTGACAACAGTTAGCAAGCCTGTAACAGCCGCCGAAATTGCAACAAAGCTAGCTCCCAAACCAACTACGATCGCGATAATATTTTGAATAGGTTCTGGCAAGGATTGAAACGCTGTTACTAAAAGTCTCGCGCCTACGATAACGGGGTTAAATATGGCTGTAGCGTTGATTCTTTCCCCTAGTGTCGCAAGTGCATTTTGAGCTTCATTTGCAAAGCCTACGAGTGTTGATTTAGCTTTATCAAAGTTTTTCTGGGTTAGCCCCGCACTTTCGCCACTAGCCCTAATATTTGCCTCTAGCTTGCCTAAATCATTGATTGCTGGTTGAATCGCTGCTACAGCTTCAATACTGCCAAATAGCTTGCTAAATGAGTCACCTGTAGCTAATCCCGAATTTTTAACATCAGCAAGAATGCCATTAAGTCCCTTGGTTCTTAATGCTGTCGCGTCAAACTGAATGCCTAATCTTTCGGCTTCCTTGGTTGCGTCGCTAGATGGTTTAATTGTTGATGCTAAAGCCTGTCTTAAGCCCGCAAAAGTAGACTCAACTGGAACGCCTGACGCTGTAGCAGTGGCAATAAAACCATTTAACTGATCCAACGAAACGCCAGCAGCAGCCGCTACAGGAGCAACTCGCGAAATCTGCGAAGCGTACTGATCGACCGTAATTAAGCCAGATTGTTGAACGGCGGTGAATTTATCGACTGTAGCAGCCGCTTGATCGGCGCTAAGTCCATAAGCATTAAGTACAGAAATAGTCGCCTTAGATACTGTGGTTACGTCCGAAAATCCACCCACAGATCCTTTTAATGATGCGTCTAAAATCTTGACTGTATCCGCAGTTTTTGAGAAGCCTGCGGATTGAACTTCATAAGCAGCCCCTGCTAACTGTGCTGTAGTTGCTTGGTTTGCATTTTCTTTGGCGACATTGCCTAGTGCCTTAACCAATCCGTTTGCATCATCACTAATAGTTGAAAGCTTTTTACGAGCCGTATCAAGCTCCAAAAATGCTGCTTGGGCGCTACCTTTAATCTCGTTTAGCTTACCTGCAAGCACTTGTAACTGTGCGCTTGCATCTTGCATATTGCCAATAAAGTTACGAGTGCCTACATTGGCTTGTGCAAATTCTTTCTCAATTTTCTGGACATTGATTTTGTTAATTGAGTTGGCAAATGCCTCGGCTTTAGCTCGATCTGCATCACTAAAAGCAGTGTTTTGGATGGCATTTAATTGCTGCTTAAGCCTAATTTGCTCCTCATAAAGCTTGGCATTGCGAATAGCTACTTTGTCTTCTGTGCTATTGCCGTTTACATTGCCTTGAGTAAATCGTCGCTGACTGACTGCATCTTGCTTCTCAAGTTGAGCTAACAACCTAGCGCCATTTTGCTCTTGCTTAGCAGCCACTTGATCCGCACGACTTAAGTCATTAGCGGCGCTTTGTGCTTTCTTTCGCTCTAATGCTTCTACTTCTAATTGCAGCTTTTTAACTGATGCTTCTGCGATTTTAGTCGCATCAGCACCGCCAAAACTTAAGACGGGTGCTTTGATATTACCAATGGCAGTTTGTAGAGTTTTGATATCTCCGATCGCTTTGTCAATGCCATCAAAACTAACTCTTATCGCATAATTCTCATCAGCCATATCAATCACCCGTTAATAATTCAATCGTCTCAAAATCGCAAATATCGATTACCCAATTCGGGATCTTGCCTTCCTTGAATAGCTTTGCGAATCTCTTAGCAAAGCCTACAGACATACGCTTTTTAGCTTGCATCCTACGCAATGCTTGCAATGATGGAGTAAGCGATTTAAAGGCTTTGTCACGGTCTTTAAAGTCGTTTGTTGCTAACGTATTTCGCGCCGCAATCATCTCTAATTGTGCTGATTCTTGCAATTCCTGCTCTGTGATATAGGCAAGGTATCGCCTAACCACGCTTATTCGTTGCTGTCCAAATCCATCGCTAAATTTTGCGCCAAACTTACTTGATGCGAGTTTGAGGTAGATTTGGTTCCACTCTTCTTCGATGTCAGCGATGGTACGGTGTCGTCTGTTTCCTTTCCCTCAGTCACGGGTTCATCAAGTTCATAGCTATCAGTAATACCTGATCTCTCTGCATCAAAGGTTAGCCATAAAGCCTCAATCAGTAGCACTGACTTGTAAAGCTGTGCGGTGATTTCACCTTTGATCTTTTGCTGTATTTTTGCGGTATCGATTACTGCATCAGGATCTTTTTCTCTAAGCTCAGAAATCGCCTTGTTTACCAAATTCAACCGCACAATAAGCCATGCAGACACTTGCACAATTTTCCATTCAGTATTCGTGCTTTCTGGCTTAATATCAGTGACAATCGCCTTATCTACTGCGATCGCCTCATCAACTGTAAGCTCTCCCAAAAGTGGAATAGATACACCAAAAACGATTTGATTTTTATATGTTGGCTTTGTAGGGATATCAAAAATTAAGGGCATAAAACTAAAGCTATATTTTGATGAGTGTTAATGTCTGTTTTGGGGATAAGTACAGTGGCAACTAAAACGCGATCGCCACTGTATAAGTCCACTTTCGTATCTTGCATAAACTCTTCCTTCAAATAAAGCATTTCGGCAATAAGCTGCTTACTGTCTAGCTTGCAGCCTATTGCATATGCTTTAGGAGAGATCAGATATTCATGCATTAGGCAACGACAGCAGGATCGGTGTATACAGTGCCATTGACCTTGAATGGTAACGATTGCTTGGTAATCGCTCCAGCCTGTAGATCGATGGTCTGCTCTGTGCAATAGCAAATAGCACGTCTAACCACACCTGACGAATAAGCAGCAGATGGGGGAGGAGTTGTAACAACGACCCACATGTAACCGCCTGGAGTTGCGATCACAGTTGTACCGTCAATCTCTGTAGCACCGATAGTCAAGTTTGCGACGGTATTCAAACCAGCATTAATTGCACTGTAAGCGCCATCACAGCTAAACTCACCCGCAGCGCCTACAATTTGACCTTGATCAAAGAGAGTGCTATCAAAGGTTCTCAATTGTTCATCGGAGAGGGTAACTGTACCTGTAGCAGTCGAACGCGCTCCAAGGGGGATAAAGTTGCTGCTAGTGCTGTTGTCCGCCACTGCGAGATGATTCTCGTCAACATTGAGTGTCACAGTGGCGGTATATGGCCCCGAGCCTGTGGACAATGCAACATTCACATCACTAGTCAAAGTCACCATCACCTCATCACCTGTAAGGGGATCAGTAAATGGCAAAGCCGCACCAGATGGGAGCTTGAGTCTTTGCCCTGAAGTTGCGGTACTAGCCGAGCAAACGACAGTAGCGGCGTTTTTAAGCGATGGGTCAGTCGCTGTAATCGTGATCCGCTTGGGGTAAGCGGTGTCACCTTTTAGCAATGGCACGATCTCAACCTTTGCGCCATTGCCTGTTTCAAATACTGTTAGCTTCTCAGCCATGACTTTTAATCCTAGATACTTTACCCTCTAGGATTGCATCAATAAATAGCTATAATTTAGATTAGGCACTCAATAGGGACTCAATAGGGACTATGGCAAGCTTAGAGCCTAGCGTGATAGTAATCAAAATCAGGATCGGCTCTGCAAAGCTTGAGAAGCTACTTGAACTTATGCCAGATCATGAAAAAGATGGACAAAACACAACGCCTATTTATTGGGCTATAGACGAGACTATTCGCGCAACTCTAGCCAAATCACAGCAAGAGCCGCGCCCGAATCATGGCAGTAATCGAGATTATTTAAAGAGGGGTTGAGAGATGCAAAAGCGTGTTCTTTCTGAGTTCCGAGAAGCATACAACCATAACCATGACATCAAATTCTTTATACCTGAAATTATTGGATGGGAATTTGATTATGAGTTTCGGAATCAAAGCTATTATTCTGTAGATAAAATCATTGTCCCTAGGCAATGTGGTTTTAATGGTGATCGCCTAAAAATTACTAAGAATGTTCCCCACGATGGGCAGTCAATGGCTTTGCTAAGACTGGGTGATGTAGTTGAGTTTTGCGATGTTAAAGATAACTTGGTAATAGTTTACAAAGATGGTGAGTTCTT